ACAATTACTTGATATGAATAGAGATATTATGTTTTCTGTACGTGAGCAAAATGTACAGGGTAGCTTAATGATGTTACCTGCACCAGACATGAAGATGTTGTATCGTGGAAGTTATATAATGCCTGTTACAGGTACTTATATATCTGTAGTAAATAAGAACTACCGTGTAGTAGAGAACAGAAAAGTATTAGAACCACTACAAAAACAGATGATAAATTACTTTGATCCCATTGTACTAGAAGATGTACAAATTAAAGATACTATACTTAAAAATGGTAAAGTATGTTATTCTGAATACATCTTTCCTAAAATTAAACATGGTATTGAAACTGATGTAGGTCATAAGACTGATTTTGGTCTAAGATTTGTCATCAAAAATAGTTTTGATGGTAAAGGATCAGTGGTGATGTGGTCTGGTCTGATAGACTTCTTTTGTACAAATGGTACGGTGACAGGTAAGTATGATGTAACTCGTAAGAGACATACTCGTAACTTTAATACAGATGGTTTTATAAATGCTTTTGAAGTTACTATGAATAATCATAAAGAAATTGTTGATGGTTATCAGAGACTAGCAGATAAGAAAGTAAAGCATGAACAAGTTGTGAACTTGTTTAATACTCTTACTAAAGTTAAAGATAGACTAAGGTCTGGTACACTTTCAGAGAAACTATCTAATCAGTACAATGTTGAGAGATATACTCGTGGTGATAATGCTTTTTCTGTAATGTCTGCCATGACACACTATGCCTCTCATGGTACAGGTGCATTTAACTTGACTCGTACTGGAGATCAGGGTACACTTTACAAACGTCAAGAGAAAGTAACTAACTGGTTACGTTCTGATACTTGGAAAGAGTTTGTCGCTGAAGCTGCATAATGCAGTAAACTATGGAAGGTAAAGACTTATTAATTTAAGTTTTTACTTTCCACTTTTTTATGATATAATAGAGGTTCATGATGAAGATTCCTACATTTAAAAACAGAAAACAAATAGATAATTATCTCAGAGATAAGGACTCTGACCCAATAGTTTTGAGTGCTCTTGATGAGTATGTAAATTATCCTGCTTTTGGTTGTTCGTTAGATCTCATAAATTATGATGATTTAAATGGTTGGATAGAGTACCAAGTAAATTTGTTTTGGTCTGGATACGAGGAGTATATCAATGACCCTCTCAATGCATGAAGCTGTAGAAGAAGCACTAGAAGTTCTTCAGATGTTATATCTAAATGGTGATATAAAAATAAAAGATAAAGATAATCTTGCTGAAGTTATACACACGTTTAATTGTTACTTAGATGAGGGCTGTTAAATGTAATGACTAAATTTATAATTACTCAATATGAAAATAGAATTGTTAAACATCTAAGAGATTTTGATGTGCTTATATCTGAGGAAGATGAAACTATATGTAGTTTTAATTCTTATGAAGAAGCCGCAGCATATTTATTAGATGAAGGAGTACCATTTGTTAATGGTAGATTTCTAAATAATGTAGCTATAGAGAGGTTACAATGAAAATTAATTATCAAGTAGTATTAGGATTACTTATTAGCACATTAATGATTGTTCTAATAAGTAGTAAACCTAAAGCAGATGATTTGTCTTGTCTTTCAGAGGCAATCTATTTTGAATCACGATCAGAAAGTTTTGTGGCACAGTTAGCAGTGGCTAATGTAATTATAGAAAGAGTTAGAAGCCCTAGTTATCCTGATACAATATGTGAAGTTGTCCACCAAGGTAGATATATTAATGGTAATCCTATAAGAAATAAATGTCACTTCTCTTACTGGTGTGATGGTAAACCAGAAAGAATACACAATACAAAAGCATATAAGAAAGCAATAGATGCGGCTACACTTGCAATGAGTGGTGTTTATGTAGAACCTACAATGGGTGCTACTCACTATCACGCTAACTATGTATCACCTAATTGGAGCATGAGTCCTAACTTTCAAATGCTTGGTATGATAGGTACACATATATTTTATGTTGACAATACGGTATTAAAATGATAGAACAAAAACAAATCAAACAACTAAAAGATATTATAGAGAAAAGAGATAGTGAAATTAAGGAGCTACGAAAAAAACTTTCTCAGTATGAAAAAGATAGTAGAAGTAAATGGGTTGAGTTAGATGACAAAAGTATACGATCTTGATTATTACAGATTACAGAAAGAAGAAAGATTAAGAAACGCTCTTGGTATTTCCTATGAAGATTGGAAGATTATGAAAGCACATGGATACGATCCTACTTTAGAGGAAGACAGAGATAAATTCTACGAGGATTTAAAAGATGGCTAAAAATTTATGGGATAAAGAACGCAATGATATATTCCGTGATCTTACTAGACAATACGAAGAAGAAGGATATACTTCTAAAGAAGCTAAGAAGTTAGCAAAGGAAGAAGTAAATGAAGTTATGTTAGACAAAGAAAATATATTAGAATATTTTTTAGATGATGATATGTTTGAATAGATATGTGGAAATTAATATTAAATAGTAAAATATTACCTGAATCTTTTCCTACAAAGAAGGATGCAGAATTAGAGATTATTAATAGAGAAGGACTACTTAGAGTATTAGGGGTAAAGTATGGATATAGGATTAAAAAAATATGATAGAGGCACTTCTTTTGCTATCAGCCGTAACTCTTGCTTTGACTGTGATTCAAGTGATGCTTGTATAGGTTACGATGATGGACACTACTACTGTTTCAGTTGTGAAACTTACTTCCCACCAAATCATAAATCAGAGGGCAACATGCTACAACAAAATTCTTATAAGATAAATAATAATAAATCTTTTAACTTTTCAGCAATAGCTGACAGAAAAATTAGTGAGAAGACTTGTAGAGAGTATGGTGTTACTGTGTCTATGCAAGGATCTATGATTACTGATCACCAATATAAATACTACGACAAAGACAACAACCACATAGCTACAAAGTTTAGACAGACACAAGATAAAAAGTTTTACTCTGAGGGTAATATGTCTGGTGCAGTTTTGTTTGGGCAGAATAAGTTTAATCAAGGTGGTAAGTACATTACTGTATGTGAAGGTGAGTTAGATGCTATGTCTGCTTACGAGTTACTAGGTTCTAAGTGGCCTGTTGTATCTATTAAGAATGGTGCGGCATCTGCACTGAAGAACTGCCAACAATCTTTAGATTATCTTAATAAGTTTGATCAGATTGTTCTATGCTTTGACAATGACAAGCAGGGCAGAGAAGCAGAACAAAAGGTAGCCAAGCTATTTGAGCCTAACAAATGTAAGATTATGGGTCTTGATCTAAAAGATGCTAATGAGTATCTCAAGACAGGGCAACGTGAGAAGTTTGTTAATACATGGTGGAACGCCAGAACATATACGCCAGTAGGTATAGTTAATCTTGCTGATCTTGGTGCATCTCTCTACGATGAGAAGGTAAATGAGACTTGTCTATACCCTTGGTCTAAGATGAATGAAAAGACATATGGTATGCGTACTGGTGAATTAATTACCTTTACCTCTGGTGCTGGCATGGGTAAGTCCAGTATCATGCGAGAGCTTATGCATCATATTATGTCTAACACACAGGATAACATTGGCGTGTTAGCTCTTGAAGAGAACACTCGCAATACCGCATTTAATATTATGAGTGTTGAAGCTAATGCTAGACTGTACATCAAAGAGATACGTGAACAGTATACAAGAGAGCAGTTAAGTAGTTGGCAGAATAAGACTGTGGGATCTGGTAGGTTCTTTGCCTTTGATCACTTTGGTTCTATTGAGAACGATGAGATACTAGATCGTGTAAGGTACATGGCTAAGGCTCTTGAATGTAAATGGGTATTCTTAGATCACTTATCTATTCTTGTATCAGGTCAGGAAGATAATGGTGATGAACGTAAGTCTATAGATATTCTTATGACTAAGCTACGATCTCTTGTAGAAGAAACAGGCATAGCTCTATTGCTTGTCAGTCATCTACGTAGACCATCAGGTGATAGGGGTCATGAGGATGGGCGTGAGGTATCGCTCTCACATCTACGTGGCTCTGCTTCTATTGCTCACCTATCTGATGCAGTGGTAGCCTTAGAACGTAATCAACAAGCAGACGATGACGTAGAAGCTAACACTACTACCATACGTATTCTAAAGAATAGATACACTGGTGACACTGGTGTAGCTTGTTACTTGCATTATGATAAAGACTCTGGTAGAATGTCACAAATTGACAACCCATTAATGGATGATGAAAATGACTAAACAATATCAAGGTAAAAGAAAAAGATTTGATAGGGGTATGTATGAAGCCTCTGATAAAGCAGCTAAAGATGCAGCACTTAGATTTATTAAACCAATGAACTACCCACAAATTACAACTGAAGAAACAAAAGACTTTGATATAGTTTGTAGTGTAGATAATAAACCACATCATTTATTTGAAGTAGAAGTTAAGTACAGTTGGAAAGGAGATTGGAATGAGACTTGGAAAGAGATACGTATACCTCATAGAAAAAATAGATTAGTTAAAAAATGGCAAGAGCTTTATCCAGATTCTCTATTTTCATTCCTAGTATTTAGAAATGATTGTAAGAAAGCTTGGTATATACAAGCAGAAATATTATTACATTGTGATGTTAAAGAAATATCTAATAGATACGTAAGAGAGGGCGAGAGTTTCTTTCATATACCAGTACAAGAGGCAACTCTCGTAGACATACCATGACTACAGCCGTAGTAGATATAGAGACAGATAGCTTAGATGCTAGTCGTATACATTGTATAGTTGCACAACACTATCATACAGGAGAGATGCGTGAGTGGATAGGAGATCAGTGTAAAGAGTTTGGAGAGTGGTCAAAAAAGATAGACACATTTATAATGCACAATGGTCTTAGTTTTGATGCACCTGTATTAAATAGACTAACAGGATCTAAAATATCTCCTATCAAAGTACGTGATACTCTATTAGAATCTCAACTCTATAATCCTATTAGAGATGGCGGTCATAGTCTAAAAGCATGGGGAAATAAATTAGATAATCATAAGATTGATTACAATAACTTTGATGAATTTACTCTTGAGATGTTAGACTATTGTAAACAAGATGTATCACTAACTAGAAAAGTAGCACAAGAATTAGAGAAAGAAAGTGTAGAGTTTTCTAAAAAGTCTTACGAGTTAGAAAGAAATATACGAGTTATTATTGATCAACAAGAACGTAATGGGTTTGCATTTAATATAAGAGAAGGACAATTACTCTTAGCTAAATTAGAAGATGAGCAACATGAACTAGAGAAACAATCATTGGAGATGTTTGAACCTACTATTGTTCAACTTAAAACTAAGACAAAAGAAATACCATTTAACATTGCTTCTCGTAAACAAATAGCAGATCGTTTAATAGATCGTGGGTGGAAGCCCTCTGTTCATACAGAAAAAGGTAATGTTGTAGTTAATGAAGCTGTCTTATCTAAAATTAAAATGCCAGAAGCTGAAATGTTCAGTAGATATTTTCTACTACAAAAAAGAACTGGTCTTTTAAAGTCTTGGATAAAGGAGTGTAGTAATGATTTACGTGTTCATGGTAGTGTTCTTACTCTTAAAACTATCACTGGTCGTATGGCTCATCACAGTCCCAACATGGCACAAGTACCAGCAGTCTATAGTCCTTATGGAAAAGAATGTAGAGCACTATGGGGAGTGTCTAACAGCGACACACACAAACTTGTAGGCACTGATGCTAGTGGTCTTGAACTTAGATGTCTTGCACACTACATGAACGATACTAATTTTACAGAAGAAGTATTAACTGGTGATGTGCATACTGCTAATCAAAAAGCAGCAGGATTAAAAACTAGAGATCAAGCTAAGACTTTTATATATGCTTTTCTTTATGGTGCAGGGCCAGCTAAAATAGGTAAAGTTGTTGGCGGCTCTGCTTCTACAGGACAGAGATTAATATCTAAGTTCTTATCTAACATGCCAGCCTTGAAAAGACTTAGATCAAATGTATCAGAAGCAGCTCAAGCTGGTACTATTAAAGGTCTTGATGGTAGAAGACTACAGATTAGATCAGAACATGCAGCATTAAATACTCTACTGCAAGGTGCAGGTGCTATAGTATGTAAGCAATGGCTCGTGCAGATAAATGAAAAGGTTAGAAACTCTGGTCTTGATGCTAAGTTGGTAGCATCTGTTCATGATGAATACCAATTTGAAGTAGCCAAGCCAGACGTACAAAGGTTTTGTAAACTAACAAAGGAGGCAATGTATCAAACACAAAAGATATTTAACTTTAAATGTGATTTAGATTCTGATTATAAAGTTGGAAATAATTGGGCAGAAACACATTAAAGTGCTTGACAATCAAATAATACTATGTTACTATCTAAAAGTTACTAGACAATCAAGGCTGGAATAGTCCAGTGAAATTTAAACGGAGAAAATAAAGATCATGAACGATCCAATTTACATTACAGGCAAGTGTCACTACGCATCAATCGTTGAACCTAACACAAAGTTTGATCCAGTGTGGTCAATACAAGTTGAGGTTGATGATAATAATCGTTCTGTTATTGAAGGAGCTAATCTTAAAATAACAAACAAGGGCGATGATCGTGGTGATTTTGTAACTATTAAACGAAAGGTAATGAGAAAGGATGGGAGTGAACGTAAAGCTCCTATTGTTAAAGACTCACAGAATAATCTGTGGGATGATAAGTTGATTGCCAATGGCAGTCTTGTTAATGTAAAAGCAGTTCCTTATGAATGGAATTATGCTGGTAAGTCTGGCACATCTGCTGACCTTGCTGCTGTTCAGGTTGTTGATTTTATTGAATATGCAAATAGTAAGGAAGACTTTGCCCCTGTTGATGGTGGATATGTACAAGCATCAGCATCTGCTCCATTCTAACTAAGGAGTGGGGGAGTAGTGTTTCCTCTCTGCATTACTCCCCCATATTTATTATGAAAACTGTAGATACTCTTGTAGAAGATATATATAATTTATTTAGTCTTGATCCTATAGATATGGATGAAGAAGAAGTAGATAAACATATAGATACCTTTGGTGAAATGCTGAAGGTTCATATAAAAGATTTTCTATATGAAGTTCCTAAAGATAGAAAAGGTTTAAGACTTTCTGCAATAGGTAAACCAGATAGAAAGATTTGGTTAGATGTTAATAGTCCTCTTGAAGAAGAACAACTTAAACCATCTACTAGAATAAAGTTTTTATATGGTTATATTCTAGAAGAACTTTTACTTTTATGTTCTACTATTGCAGGACATGATGTTAAAGATCAACAGAAAGAAGTACATGTTGATGGTGTAGCTGGACATCAAGACTCTATTATTGATGGTGTTCTTGTTGACTGTAAGTCAGCCAGTGGTTTTGGATTTGAAAAGTTTAGAAAAAATAATCTAGTGGAAGACGATCCTTTTGGATATGTTGCTCAAATATCTGCTTACGCTCAAGCAAATGGTATAGATACTGCTGCATTTCTTGCAATAAATAAATCTACTGGAGAGATATGTTTATCTAAACTACATCAGATGGATATGATTAATGCAGAAGCAAGGGTCAAACATCTTAAAAACATTGTTGGTAAAGATAGCTTGCCTGATAAGTGTTATACTGATATGCCTGATGGCAAGTCTGGTAATCGTAGCTTGGCTGTTGGTTGTGTCTATTGTAATTATAAGCATACATGTTGGGCAGATTCTAATCAAGGTAAAGGACTACGTGTATTTAAATATGCAAAGGGTAATAAATTTTTAACACAGGTTGTGAGAGAACCAGATGTAGAAGAAGTATATGCATTGGAAGTTTAATAAAAAACCAGAACCACATGTTCACTTTGGTTTTGTATATCAAATAACTAATAAGAAAACTAATAAGTCTTATATAGGCTGTAAACAATATTACGTAACTCGTAATAAAAAAAAGGTAGAGTCTAACTGGAGAATTTATACAGGCTCTAGTAAATATCTTAATGAAGATATAAAGAAATTAGGTAAACGTGCATTTAAGTTTGAAATTATTTGTGAGTGTAAAAATAAAAGAAGTTTAAAATATTATGAGTGTTACTATCAAGTAATGAATCATGTGTTGACTTCAACATTAGAAGGAACAGATGAGCCAGCCTTCTACAATAATTATGTAGGAGGTAAATTTTATAGGCCAGTACAAGAACCACCAAATGGAAAATGATTTAGAAGAAAACGAATCGTTATACGATTTAACAGAAAAGAATCCTGATAGAAGTTTAAACTTAGCAATTATTCTAAGAGCACTACTTGACTTATCTAAACCTAAAGTAGATAATGAAAATGTAGAAACATCTTTGCTGAGAGATCAAGCTAATGCTTGGGTCTTTGCTTCTATTGGTGTTACCTGTGAGAACTTCACATATACCTGTGAACTAGCAGGTGTTGATCCTAATACAATAAGAACTTTTGCAATTAAAGCTGTGACTGTAAAAGATAATTCAGATATAAGAAAAAAGTTAAACTCTTTTTTATAGAAAGAATTAGATGAATATTAAAAATGAATCAAGAGATCAGTATATAGTTAGAAAATTAAGAGAGGAAAAAGACTTGAAAGAATCAGCATTAGATAAACAAGTAGATGGTAAGCATTATAAAAATTGTGTTATACAACCTGTTGAATATATAGAAAAAAATAATTTAAGTTTTTGTGAAGGTAATATTGTAAAGTATGTAACAAGACATCGTACAAAAGGAGAGGGTAGAAAAGATATAGAGAAAGTAATACACTATGCAGAAATGATTTTAGATTTATATTACAAAGAAAAGAAAGTATTATGGTAGGGGCAAATGATTAAAGATGATATTACAATCTCTCCTGAGAGAGATAATCTTTTTGATGAGTTAGGGATCACTCGTCTTAAAGAAGCTTACATGATGGATCATGAAATTTCACCACAAGAAAGGTTTGCACATGTATCTAGCTGTTTTGGTTCTAATAAAGAACATGCTCAAAGATTATATGAGTACGCTTCAAAACATTGGCTCTCGTATTCAACACCAATTTTATCGTATGGACGATCTAAACGTGGGCTTCCTATTTCTTGTTATCTTAATTATATTGACGATAGTTCTGAAGGATTAGTGGAGAATTTAAGTGAAACAAACTGGCTTTCAATGTTGGGTGGTGGTGTTGGTGTTGGCTTTGGTATTCGTTCATCTGATGATAAGTCTACAGGGGTTATGCCTCACCTCAAAATGTATGATGCATCAAGCTTGGCATACAGACAAGGGAGAACTCGTAGAGGTAGCTATGCCGCATATCTAGACATATCACATCCAGATGTGCTTATGTTTCTTGAGATGCGTAAACCAACAGGAGATCAAAACTTTCGCTGTCTCAATATGCATCATGGTATTAATATATCAGATAAGTTTATGAGTGTTCTTGAACACTGTATGGTTAATCCACTTGCTGATGATAGTTGGGATCTAGTTGATCCACACAGTAGTGAAGTAAGAGATATTGTTTCTGCTAAAGAACTGTGGCAACGTATATTAGAAATGCGTATGCAAACAGGAGAACCTTATATACATTTTATTGATAAGTCTAATAATGAAATGCCATCATGGTTAAAACAAAAAGGTTTTAAAATAAATCAATCTAATTTATGTTCTGAAATTATTCTACCTACATCAGAAGAAAGAACTGCTGTATGTTGTTTGTCTTCTGTAAACTTAGAGTACTTTGATGAGTGGTCTAAAGACAAAGATTTTCTATCAGATACATTAGAAATGTTAGATAATGTTTTACAAAGTTTTATTGACAACGCTCCTGATACTATTCATCGTGCTCGTTATAGTGCGAAGCGAGAGAGATCAGTTGGAGTTGGAGCACTTGGATTCCATGCATATTTACAAAGTAAAAACATACCCTTTGATTGTGCGTTAGCTAAATCTCATAACATTAGAATGTTTAAACATATTAGAGAAGGTTTAGACTATGCTAATAGAAGTTTAGCTTTATTGCGAGGTGAAGCTCCTGATGCTGTAGGAACAGGACTAAGATGTAGTCATGTAATGGCTATTGCACCTAATGCATCTAGCTCTATTATCATGGGTAATACTTCTCCATCAATAGAACCTTGGAGAGCTAATGCCTATAGACAAGATACTCTTAGTGGATCTTTCTTAAATAAAAACAAGTTCTTAGATAAAATTATTAAGACTAAGTGTGAGGAAGATAGTAAGCTAAACTATGAACGTATCTGGTCTAGTATCATAGCTAACGATGGTTCTGTACAACATCTAAGATCTTTTACCACTGAAGAGAAAGAAGTATTTAAGACTGCTATGGAGATAGATCAACGATGGGTTATAGAACATGCAGCAGATAGACAACAATACATTGACCAATCACAATCTCTTAATGTATTCTTTAGACCTGATGCTGAGATTAAATACCTACATGCTATACACTACATGGCATGGAAGAAAGGACTGAAGACTATGTACTATTGTCGTTCAGAAAAGATTGGTAAGGCTGACAAAGTTAGTCGTAAGATTGAGCGACAGATTATTAATGAGTTAGACATGGAAGCACTAGCATCTGGAGATGAGTGTCTTGCCTGTGAAGGATAAGGAGATTACTATGGAACTTACTGCTGAAATAGTTAGAGAGTTATTAGATTATAATCCTGATACTGGAGATCTTTTTTGGAAAGAAAGACCTCTAAAATATTTTAAAAGTGAACGTTCCGCACGTAGATGGAACACTACATATGCTGGTAAGAAAGCATTTATTACTAAATATAAAGACTATAGCTCAAAACATGTAAGAATTTCAAGAAAAGTAGGTTCAATTTTTGATAAAAGCTATTACGCACATCGTATAATTTGGCTACATTACTATGGTTGTTGGCCTAAAGATCAAATAGATCACATTAATCATGATGCAACTGATAATAGAATAATAAATCTTAGAGAAGTATCTGGTTTTGAAAATCAAAAAAATAGAAAACTTAATAAAAATAGTAAAACTGGATATACTGGAGTGTCATGGTATGAAGAGAGAAATAAATATAGAGCACGTATTAGGATTAATAGTAAGGACATCCATTTAGGATCTTATGATTCTCTAGAAGAAGCAGTAGAAGCTAGAAGAATAGCTAATATAAATTATAATTTTCACCCTAATCATGGTAAATAGTTTAGAATTTAAAAATGTATGTTACATATGTAAACTAGGTTGGGTAACAGGAGATCAGTATGAATTTACATGGGATAGGAAAGGATTAAAACTTTGCTATGAATGTTATTCTATGTTAGAAAGGAAAAGTAAAGATGAGTAAATTAGTAATAATAATTGTAATGTTCTTTCCTAATTTACAAGACTATGACAGAGGTAATGTTCTTGTTGTTAGTCATAAAGATAATAAGGAATTAGTATTTGAAAAACAAGGAGAGTGTTATGAATATGTAACTAATAATATTAATGAGTTACTTGAATTTGCTAGAAATTCTTACAAAGAAATAGAGGGAGCACAAGTAAGTCAGTTTCTTTGCTTACCTAAAGACTACAACAAGAGAGGTGTTGAAACGTGATTAAGTTTGTAGGTAGTTGTTGGTTATCTATAATGGATCATAGATATAACCCACTAAGTAATATACCTAGTATGGTAGTGCGTCATATGATTATGCAATTACTAGCATGGATGTGGTGTATTATATTTAGTATTTATCTAGGATCATATTTTGTATTTGGTATATCTGCTATTGCACATATACTTTTATTGTTAGGTTTATTTGTAACAGCTACTACTTTTGAGTTAGCTAAAACAAAACCAAATGTTTTTGGTAAATTATTTCCTACATCTGTAGGTGGTTTAGGAAGAGGAAATGGGGGCGAACATGAATAAATTAAAATTACAAGATCAAAGAGATTACTTTAAACCGTTTAATTATCCTTGGGCTTATGATGCATGGCTCAAGCATGAGCAATCACATTGGTTACATACAGAAGTACCAATGCTTGAGGATGTTAAAGATTGGAAAAACAAACTAAGTACAGAAGAAAAATACTTTCTTACTAATATATTTAGATTCTTTACACAATCAGATATAGATGTATCTGGTGGTTATGTAGAAAATTATCTACCACATTTTCCACAACCAGAGGTACGTATGATGCTGTCTTCTTTCTGTTCAAGAGAAGCATTACACGTAGCAGCATATTCACATCTTATTGAATCTCTTGGTATGCCAGACAGCACATACAATGAGTTCAATGAATATGAAGCTATGAGAGATAAGCATGAGTTCTTTAAAGATCATGTATCAAAACAAAACGTACCAATACCTCTACAGATTGCAGCTATCTCTGCTTTCACAGAGGGACTAGCATTGTTCTCTTCTTTTATCATGTTACTAAACTTTCCTAGACATGGTAAGATGAAAGGTATGGGACAGATAGTTACATGGTCTATTGTAGATGAGACACAACATGCAGAAGGTATGATCAAACTTTTTAGAACTTATATAGAAGAAAATAGAGAGGTTTGGAATGACAAAACAAAATCAGAAATATATAAAACGGCAAGTAAGATGGTTGATCTTGAGGATAAATTTGTCGATCTGGCGTTTAAGATGGGGGCAGTGGATGGACTCACACCTGAAGAAGTTAAAACGTATATTCGTTATATAGCAGATCGTAGATTAATATCTATGGGTATGAAAGGTATTTACAAAGTTAAAACTAATCCACTACCTTGGGTTGAGACTATGATCAATGCTCCTACTCATACAAACTTCTTTGAGAACAGAGCTACAGACTATGCTAAAGGTGCGTTGCAAGGAGACTGGTCAGATGTTTGGGCTAATTAAATGAAATGTTTACACTGTAATACTGAGATGATTTGTGGTGGCAACCACGATGCTGAAGAAGAAGACTATGAAGCGTATGTAGTCTCAACAAATTTTAGTTGTCCAAAATGTGATAGCTTTGCTATGTTTTATTCTTCTAAAGAGGGTTGGGAAAATAATGTTTGATAATAGTAAAAAACATTTACAAGATGTCAACATGACATACTGGCAGCACTTTAGATTTGTTCTTAGTTGTTTACCCTATTTATTTTTTGCTACAGTATTTATTATTATACATGCAATTGTACCGGGGTTATTTACTAACACAGCAAGTGCAATAGTATCAGAGTTAGATTTTAAATTAATGGTAAATAAAAAAAGTTCTTGACAGATAGTAATTTATACTGTATAATATAGTAGTGATGCTAATAATAGGTCACATTAACTAAGCTTAATATAGGAGTTAATTATGTTTCCATATACAGATTCAATGGTAAAAAACTTTTTAGAAAACTCAATAGGATTTGATAGTTTATTATACAGTCTGAAGGAGCAGACAAATCAGTACCCACCTTATGATATAATTAAACACTCTAATACTTCCTATGAGATTACATTAGCACTTGCTGGTTTTTCTAAAGAAGACATTGCTGTAATACAAGAAAAAAATACTGTTACTATCTCTAATAATAAAAAGATAAATGATGTAGGAACTACTGTAGATAAAAAATATATACATAATGGTATTGCTAAAAGACCATTTACAAAAAAGTTCTCACTACTACAAAATGCTGTTATAAGTGATGTATCTTTTGAGGATGGACTATTAACACTACATATTAATATTGTAGTTCCTGAAGAAGAGAAACCTAAACAAATAGAAATACAATAGAACTATAGAGGGGTAGGTAAAACTACCTCTCTCTTTTCTGGAGAAGACATGAAAAAAGGACCAAATACAATTTACATAGGCTATGATCCTAAAGAACAGGTAGCCTATGATGTTTTAAAATTTACATTAGATCGCACTGCAATAGAACATATTCGCATAGTACCTATAAGAAAAGATCGTTTAGAACTTAATGGTTTATACACTAGAAAACATGACGTTGTTGATGGTCAAATGATTGATCAAATAGATGGTAAACCTTTTTCTAGTGAGTTTAGTTTCACACGTTTTCTTGTACCAGCTATGCAGATGCATGAAGGTTGGGCATTGTATATGGATTGTGATATGTATCCACGTATAGATTTTAATACATTATTTGAAGAATATAATAATAAATTCTTTCCTTTATATTGTGTAAAACATAAGTATGAACCGGGTGATGGTATTAAAATGGATGGTAGAGTACAACAAAACTATCGTAGAAAAAACTGGTCTAGTTTTATTCTTTGGAATTGTAGTCATCCTTATAATAAAAGACTAACACCACAAGTTGTTAATTCTCAAACAGGACAATGGCTTCATGCTTTTAGTTGGTTGCCAGATAAAGAAGCTGATATTGGTTCTATACACGAAGAATGGAATTGGTTGGACAATCACTCACCTGCTGAAATTGAAGCTAAGAATGTACACTTTACTACAGGTGGTCCTTGGTTTAAAGATTGGAAGTCTAATAGAAAAATTGATGGTCAGTATGCAGCAGAGTGGAATTATGATTATACTTATCTTGCAGGAACAGGACAAATAAAACCTCATGAAATATAAAGTAGTTACGTGTTTTGATGAAACACTTTTAAAAATTAATGGATCAAAATTAATAGAACAATTTTCCTCAAGCTGGCAACCTAATATAGAGTTTCATTGTTATTATTATAATTTAGATATATCTAATTATTCTTTACCTAATAAAGATAATATTTATTATCATAATTTAAATAATATAGATGGCTTCTCTGAGTTTATGGAGCGTAATAAAACTCATGATGGTACAGAGGGTGGTAGTGTAGAATATAATACTATTATTGATGTAATATCAGAAGCACCTAAATTATTTTCTATAAGTGAACAAGCATTTAATGATAATGATTCTTGGTTATTTTGGTTAGATGTAAACTGTTGCACAGTAAGAGATGTAAGATTAAATAGTTTAAAGACTATTTTTAGTGACGATAATAATGCATTGTCTCTAGCTTTAGTTGAACATAGAAATCATTTTGCTGCTTTTAATTTACAGAGCCAACCTGTAGTAGAACTTCTTGCTGATATAAAGGGAGCATATATTACAGACAGGTTTACAAATTATAGAGAGTGGGGATTTAATTTTATACTAGGTTCTATCTTACCTTTGTATCAAGCACGAGGATTAAACTACAAACTATTTACAGAAAATAGTATTGGGGTACTAAATAATTTATTTGTAGATCTACGTGATCCAGCATCTAGAAAACTACGAGATGCTAAAGGTAATAGAATAGTTCCTCTATCTGATAAAGAAACATCACCAGATATATTACCGGGAAGATACAAACAACTTGCAGATATTATTAGACACTATAAACCACAGACTGTTTTAGAAACAGGCACATGGAATGGTGGTAGGGCTATAGAAATGGCTCTTGCTATATTTGAAAAGTCAGATAAAGCACACTACATTGGTTATGATTTATTTGAAGATGCTACATCAGAGATAGATCAAGAAGAATTTAATTCTAAAGCTCATAATACTTTAGCTGCTGTAACAGCTAGACTAGAAGAGTTTAAAGAGTTTGTTAAAAAAGAAAGAGGTAAAGAGTTTACTTTTAAATTAATTAAAGGTGATGTAAAAGATGTACTTGATAGTAAAGAAAATAACAGTATTGATTTTGCTCTCATTGGTAGTGGTAATAGCTACGATACTGTAGCCCATGAATATCTATGTTTAAAAAATATTCCTATTGTTGTTGCTGATCATTACTTTACAAAAGATGAAGCAGAAGAAATGCCCCCTGCTATTTATCAGGGTGTAAATGATGTCTTTAAATCTGTGCCTACAAAAAAAGTAAAAGCAGATGAAGTTCCAGATGTGGATGGTTGGCATACCTTTGATGATAATTCTACAACAAGAAAGTATGTGCTACCATCTAGCGATAGAGTTCTTGGTGGTGGTACTACACACTTAGTTGTCTTCCTTCATGATCCTGATTTAAAAGATATACCAGAGGATGTTAAACGTGTACCTATAGTAGTGCATCCTAGAGACTGTGTACCTAAAGATTATATTGTAAGTAATATACAAACAAATATAAAACTTATAGGTAATGATAAATGGATTTCTAAACATCCATCTCATAGAGAAATAGGTATTGTTGTATCTGCTGGCCCATATTTAAATTATGCAGAACTAAAAGAGTTTATACATAAACAATTAGAGAAAGGTATTAGACCTAAAATACTAACTGTTAAACATGCTTATCCTAATTTATTAAAACATGGTATAAAACCTTGGGGATGTATTGTTCTTGATCCTCGTTCAATAGAAGGTAAAAGTACACATAATATTGTGCGTAAAGATTTGTTTAAAGATATAGATAAAGATACTTTATTCTTTGTTGCATCTATGACAGACCCATCTGTTACTAAACATATTAAAGATAGTGATGGTAAAATATGGGGTTGGCATGCTTTTACAGACTTCATGAGAAAAGAACAAGAACGAGGCACACAGATAGTTAATCAAACTGTACAGCTTAACGAAGAGTTAGGTATACCACAAGGAGCTACGTTAATTACAGGTGGTACTTGTGCGGCTATGCGTGGTATAGGTTTGATGCACACAATGGGCTTCAGAGAAATACATCTCTTTGGTTATGACTGTTGCCGTGAAGAACCAACAGCAGAAGAGAAGACAGAAACTACAGGTGATATAGAGGGTGGTGAAACACCTAAACCTAAATACATACAAGTTAATGTAGGAGATACTACATACTGGACTACAGGTGAGCTTTTAGCTATGGCTCAAGACTGTGAGAAAGTATTTGAAGATCCCGGCCTTGAAGGTGTATTAGAACTTCATGGTAAAAATACAATGATCTCTGCTTTATGGGATATTAAAAAGAGTAAGGAGAAACGTCCACCGTTTGCAGGATATTATGATTGAATATAAAGAACAATATAGTAGAGATAACCCATCTCAAAGATACAAAGATTTACTAAAACAATATGAACAGATGCACTCACTTGATGAGGGTATGTTTAATGGTAGAAGTCTAGTAAGATTTGCTGGCCCAATTAAACAAATAATTGAGAAGCATGGTTGTGAAACTTTATTAGATTATGGTTGTGGTAAAGGACATCCTTATACAGATAAGTTTCATACTGTTCCTGACTCTGATTTCTTAGATAAACCAATACATGAGTTTTGGGGTATAAAAGATGTTACTCTTTATGATCCCGGTGAAGAAGAACATAATAAATTACCAACTGGAGTTTATGATATTGTAGTAAACACAGATGTTTTAGAACATGTACCATATCAAGATCTAGCTTGGGTTATTAAAGAGATATTAAACTACTCTACTAACGTAGTATTTCTTAATATATGTTGTCTACCTGCAATGAAACATTTTCCTAATGGTGAGAATGTACACGTATCTCTTTATCCTGTAGAAGAATGGCTACAATTTATTGCTAGAATATCAGTAGACTATCCGTATCTAACTATCTACGTTTATGCTGATGATAAAAATAATGATAAGTATCGTTTAAACTCATATAAAATAATACCAAGACCAACAATAATACCATTAAAGACAGCTCCTAAAAAAGATTATAAATCAGAATTACAAAGGTGGGATTAATTGACTGTATTAAAATATAATAGATTTTATTATGATCCATTACCCAGTAATGTAGAAATTAGAGAAAGTCCTATACATGGTCATGGTATCTTTGCTAAAGAAAATATTAAATCTAAAACAGATTTAGGTTCTACTCATATTAAATATCCTATGATTATAGGTTATATAAGAACACCTCTAGGTGGTTTTATAAATCATTCAGATAATCCAAATTGTTATTTAGTTATATCACAAGATTGGGATGACTATCTAATTTATAATATACTAACATCTAGAAAAATATTAAAGAATGAAGAAATACTTTTAGACTATGAAGTATAAGGAGTAACATAATGTTAGGAATAGCAGACAGTGTTATAGGTGTAGCTGGTAAAGTTCTTGATAAGTTTGTAGAAGATAAAGATCTCAAGACTAAATTAAATGCTGAACTAAAACAACAAATGATTAGTCTTGATCTTGCTCAAGCACAAGCTAATATAGAACAAGCTAAACATCCCTCTATATTTGTTTCAGGGGCTAGACCTGCTATTATGTGGATCTGTGCATTTGCTCTTGGTTGGCAGTTTATACTTGCACCTATAGCATCATGGGTTATTTTAACTTGGTATCCAATGGTTACACTACCTATACTAGAAACAGGTGAGCTTACAAGTTTAGTTCTTGCATTACTAGGACTTGGTGGTATGAGAACAGCAGAAAAGTGGAAGGGTGTAGCTAGAAACAATATGAAAATTAATTGAATAAAATAAAATATTTAATTGAAGTTAAAGCTGAAATGTATAAAAAGCCTTATGTTGTACATGTTCATGGTAACAATGATAACGAAGCTATAGAAAAATTGTATAACTCTATTGAACGAAGAAAAGATATAACACTAAAAATAATTGAAAAGAAAGTATTATGAAGGCAGGAAAAGTTTGGGGTGAAACTTGTTCTATATTTAAGAACGGTGTATTTGAATTTCATCATATAAAATTTAATGAAGGTAGTAAATGTAGTAAACATAAACACAAGTATAAGTGGAATGGATTCTATGTTACTAAAGGTGAATTAATTATTAGAGTATGGAAAAATAATTATGATCTTGTAGATGAAACATTTATTAAAGAAGGAGAGTGGACTACAGTAGGGCCGGGAGAGTATCATCAGTTTGAAGCTGTATCAGATGGAGAAGCTCTTGAATTATATTGGGCTGAGTTTGATCATGATGATATAGATCGTGAGACAGTAGGAGAAAAATAATGGCTCTTAATGAAAAACAAGAAAAGTTTGCACAGTCATACATACTACATCGTAATGCCACAGAGGCTGCAAAGAATGCTGGCTATGCTCCTGAATCAGCAGCTAATCAAGGCTACCGTCTTATGCAGAATCAAGAAGTTGTTGATAGAGTACATGAACTAGAACAGCAACTTGAAACAGATGTAGATGTTATAAATGAATTAGAAAAACAATATGAGTTTGCAAAGAACAACGGTCACTCTAATAGCGCACTCAAAGCTCTAGAATTATTATCTAGAATACGTGGTGCTGGTAGTGATATTAATACTGGTTTAGATAAAGATACATTAGAAACAGCCATAGTAGGTTGTCTTAATACATTAGGAGAGGAAAAAGTTATTAATTTATTAGAGAAGTGTGACTTTGCTAATAATATATTTGAGGGGCAAGATGAAGAACATGCTGAAGAAATGGAAAGTATATGATTTAAATGGTAATATAATTATAATTACTACATGTAAGAAGATTGCACTACACTATTCTGAAAAAAAAGGGGCTGTATTGGCCTCTGAGTAGCCATCTAACCCCTCTAGTATACTAAACTACCACAAACACATAGATTGCTCTGTATGAGCAGCTATACCCCCTTAACGTGGATTTCGTCCTAACTTACCTGCCTGATAAGCAGCAGCACCAAAGTAAGCTGCAATCAAACCTGACAAAGCTAGATAAGCCATCTCCATGACATTGTTATTACCATAACGATCTGGATCAGCTACAATACATACAGTCATAGCAAACAACATTCCCATAACTAACCAAGCCATACGTCTTCTATTTGTTTGATATACAGATTTATCTGGTATCATATCTTTTTTATCTTCTTCATACATCATCTCACCCACCATTGTTACTCCTTATATATTAAGATAAATAAGTGCTCCTATTGCTGCTAATAAAGCAAAGAACATAAAAGCTAAAAATACTACAAATATATTTTTCATTTTATTCAACCTATTAGCACGTTTTTTTGCCATGTCTTCTTTTGCTTTTTTTAATTCTAATCTTGCTTCTCTTTCATACTGAAGAAATAAATTCCAACTACCCGGAGTTCCATATAATTGTAGAAACTCTCTCAGTTCTTCTCTCTGTTTTTGAATTTTCTGTACACTTATAAGTCTTTCCATAGCAGATGCTGATGTACTACTACCCATAAGTTTCTGTTTATTATTCTCTTCATGTACTTGTGAACATCCTGTGGCCCAATCAGTTAATTGTTTTGCACAATCATTAACAGATCTACCATTTTCTAGAAGTTGTTTAACTTCTTTAAATGCTTTATTGGCAAGAGCTATACCACTAATTATAGTTACTGGATCTACCACCTTTGCCCCCTCTATGCTAAAATTTCTACCGTACTACTGTCCTTATTTATTTCTACTAATTGTCCATATCTATCGTATATTGTAAATGAAGACTCAGATACTTTAGTAACTGGTCCATTCATTTCATACTCACGAGTGACATGTGTTATATCACCACCACCTTTATTAATAGTATATCTAACATATGTCTCTATTGGAGCTACACTACCAGACATAGGTGTAGAATATACAGGTTCAGTCATTACTTATAGCTCCATACCGTAGGTCTAGGTGTACGATCTGAATCATCTAGATCATCTATATGAATAAATCTTTTATTGTATGCTCCTCTTTGAGCTATACCTATACCTGTAAAGCCATGCTCTATTGCTAGTTTAATAAGATCGTATGCATCTGATCCTACTACAGCTACATCTACTGCACGACCTTGTACATGTGCTGAATTAGGAGAGCCACCTATTGCACTATTATGTGCTTGACTTCTATATCCTGACGTAATAACCATTGGTCTATTATAACATTCACGAAGACACTCTAGTTTCTCCATAAATTTTTCATCCATCTCACATTCATCTGTACCTTTACATCTCATTTCTTTTTTTGTAAAGTAAACCCAATGTGTTGACATATTATTTGCTCATCCTTTCTATCATATTATCTAATTTATTTTCTAACTTATCAAAACGATCCATTAGTTTTTCCATGTCTCGTTCTACATCATCTCTACGTGCATATTCTTTAGCAAACTCTTCTCTAGTCTTACTAATTAATATACGTGCATCATCTAGTTTTGTATTAACACCACGTATCCACCATACTACAGCACCAGCAAAGCCACTAAGTATAAGATTCCATATCATTGCACTCTCTGGCATTACTCTTCTCCAATTATTAAATCAGGTGGATCTAATCTTAAATCTCTACCACGATAAAATTTTTCTACATCTAATAAACTTCTTCTTAAAGTATTTATTTCTCCAGAAAAATTTCTATTAGTTTTATTTCTAAGATTATTTAATAAATCTCCAAAATATTTTGAATCTTGACTTATTTGTTTTATAGCATATCTACCACTAAATATTGAACCTAATTCTTTTTTAGAAGGTATTGCTCTACCTAAATCAATATTATTATTAAATAATCTTAAAGCTTTACCTTTAGGTAAAAAATATCTAAGATCAGTATATAATTTAGAAAGACCTTGTTGAAAAGCATACTGATCTTTTTGAGCTTCATCATAATCTTTTAAGATAGGAGCTAAATCATAAACTGCGGTTGGATCATTTAATTTATTTTTTAAACCTCTATTAAAATCAGACCAATTACTATTAGCATTATTACTTAATTGTCTTAATGCAAAACCAGTGGCTTTAGTTAAATCTATTTTCTCTTCTTTAAGTCCGGGTAATGCAATACCATTCATATCTAAAAGATCAACAATACCTTCTGCTCTTTGAGGAGTTTCTCCATAGTATCGAGGATTTAAAAACTTATCTATATCATAAAGAGAACTATCTTTATTATCTAATGCACCAGAATCTATAACCATATCTCTTGCAAGTTTTATAAATCCGGGTTCAATAGCTTTTACAGTAGTACGTAAAAGATCTACATCACCAGTTTTTATATAACCTAATAAACCTTGTGCTCCATCTAATGCAAGTGATTGACTAACAAAAGGATCAAGAAGTTTTATTCCAGCATCAAGCATTGCTTTATCTAAATCTTTAGATACATCTTCTCCTCTAGATGCTTTTAATATAAAAGGAGCTACAAGACTAGCTAGATGAGAATCTGCATTAAGATAACTTAAATCTCTTATATAAGGATTACCATCTTTATCTACTCTAGTTACAACAATAGCATTATCTCTTTGATACTCTGGTAGTATGTATTGTCTTAAATTTTCTAATACTTCAGATGTTCCAAATAGTTCATTAAAACCTAAAGCAGCACTATACACTGCTCCTTGGGCTGCATTAAATTGTAGTAATCTTGCTGCCGCAGATTTTTGTAACTCTTTGTTATTTGTTTCAAATCCTAAGTTTAAATCATCAGCAGCAGTTTTAAATAACTGATAAGTGTTTCTTAAACGCTCTGCTGGATACGCAGTAAACGTACCAATAATAGGCAATGCTCTTATTTTTTCTAATATTATAGGAATACGATCATATATAGGAGTTAAGTTTGCTGTTCTTATTGCTGCTCTTTCTTTAATATAATCTTCTTTTGTTACTGGCCCATCTATATTATATTCACGTTTAAAGTTTGTCAGTAATTCATTTTGTTTTTCAGGTGTAAATGCATCAAATATTTTATCTTCTTTTATTTTTTCATTTTTATAGACTCCAAACTTAAATATATCATCGTTAGCTTGATAAATTTCTCTTGCTTTTTTTCCGGGTTTACCTAAGAACAATAATTTAGAAGCTATACTTCTATCACCTGTAGTATCTGCAATATCCTGTATTCTGTTTACTGCTTGATTTAAATCAATATTAGAACCTTGTAAACCTTGTTGTTGAAACTCAGTCCACTCTTTTACAAATTTTTCTGATTTTTCTTTATTAGTTAAATTAATACCATCATATATGCCTTTAATATTACCACTAGAGGCAGCATATCCCATTGCTCCAAGAAAGTTTCTTGCTTGAGCTAAAGGACTATAAACAGTTTTACCTGCTTTAGCAAAAGCTTGTGTTCCTAGAAAAGTTCTATAGGCTGCTCCAAAAGCAGTATTTTTATTATACCGATCTTTTAAAAATGGATTATCATCAAATAATTCTTTTAATTTACTAGCATGATCTTTTTCTATATAAATATCTTTTAAATCTTTTTCAATAAAATCTCTAGGTAATTGAAAAACAGATGTTGCTTTTTTACCGGGTTTAGAACTAGAACTATCTATAAGACGTACAACTTCTTTACCATCAAATTTTTGAAAAGCTTCTCCTGCACTTTTAGCACGTACACCTAAATTTTTATTAAGTGCATCAGCACCTATGTCTGAAGCTAGATTTGTTTTAGAGGCTGCTTCTGTTATACCATTTACACTATCTAATATACGAAAAGCTGGAGTATTATTATAACCAATTATTGTCTTTACCGAATCAGGTATATCACCCTCTGGTGCTTTTTTTTCATATGGACCTTTTAATGTTCTTTTTGCTCTAGAGGGTGTATATAATTCTTTTATTTTATCTAGTAATATTTTATTAGTTGCCTCTTCAGACATAGCTATATTACCATCTTTATCTAATATTTTATCAGCAATACTTTTGTATGTATCTTTATCCTTATTTAAGATAACTGTTGCTTTATAATCTTCAATTATATTAGGATTCTTTTCTAAAAACTTTTTAAAAGGTTCTCTTGTTAGTGCAAAGTATGAATCAGCTACGTTACGAGCATAGTTAGAATTATCTCCAAATATTTTTTCTCTAACTTTATTTGGTAATTTAGATTCAGAGGCATACTTAGTTGTCTCATCTATAAGACTTCTAAAGTTTGTAACCTGTTGATAAGTCTCAGGTGCATTTGTTCTTAATATATCTAATGCTTCAGCATCATTTTCTAAAGCTCTATTTTGAATATCAACATCAACACTTTCTTTTTCAGATGCTTTAGTAAATTGTTCCTGTATTTCAGAGGCTCTATCTGAGAATGGTTTAATCTCACCAGTTCTTCTTTCAGCTAAACGTCTAGTTGAGTCTTTAAGATTGGCAGTAGGTAAAAAGTTTCTAGCTAAAAAATTTGATGCAGTCTTAGCAGCTTCACTATTATCAATAAGTTTACCAACTGAATCTTTAACACCACCTATTGCTAAACTACCTGTCACACCAACAGCAGGAGATATAAGTCCCTCTGCTAAACCTTGTAAGGCAGCACGACCAAAATCTATACCACCTATATCTAAAATAGAATCTCTTTCTAAGCCTATATCTTTTTCAACATCTTGAGCAATAATACTTTGAGCAGCACCACCTGTTCCTGAAATACCTCCTTCAACAGCTAAACTGTATTGAACAGGTTTAGTTGTAAGAGCTTTTACTCTAGATTTAAGTGCTGACCTAACTCCTTGTTTTGCTAACTCTTTTGCTCCCATAACAGCAGCACCTCCAGAACCTAATGTAAAGGCTGAAGCAATAGCTGCTACAAGGTTAGTGGGATCAGTTGCACCAGCTAATAGATAATCTGCTAAAGCAGAACCTGCTGGTGCTCCACCTTCCTCAAAGAGAGTTGGCATTTGTTCTACTTGTTCTAGAGAATATCTTAATAATTGTTTACGATCTTCATCTAGATCTTTCATATCTTGACCAGTGTTATACGTAGAAAGTATATTAGTATCAAAATATCTTTTCTTAGTTAAGAAAGTATCTAGAATATCTTTAGGATCATAAGCAACATTTTCTCCTAATCCTTGTAAGACATGATATGTAGAATCAATAAAATCTTTATTTTCTAATAACCCATCATAAGTTATTTTAGGTTCAGACATTATAATATACCTTATTAATTAGACTAATCTTTAGGTGATGATTGTTTAACTGTTACTTTAGGCACTAAATTTTTTACTGATTGTGGGCTACCACCAATTCTGCTCATGCCAGAAAGACCTAGTCTATTTTGAATAAGAGGTTTTAATATTGAGTACATTTGAGGATATTTTTTAGCAAATGCTTCTAATGCCTTTTCACCACCCTGAGCTAAAATTGGTTCTAAATCTTTTATTATTTTTGCTGCATCTTTAGCATCTAGTAATCCTTTTCTACGAGCTTTAGCTAACTCTGCTCTAGCTTGTAATAAAGCTGATTGAGTTGTTATTGCTGTTGTTGTGTCAGCAACATCTTGTTTAGCTGCTGCTTCTTCTTTCTCAGAAATAACAACATCGGCTGCTGCTTTTCCTTTTATTGATTTACCTAAAAATGCATCAAGAGTTGGTAGGATTCCTCCTGTCTCTAAAGCTGCTTTTCTTGCAGCATCAAATGCTTCTGCTCTTTTAGCTGCTAAAATTTCTTCTTTTTGTTTTTTAATAGCCGCTTCTCTAACCTTTTTTCCTTTAGCTATAGCTTCTTTTTGTGCTTTTGCAGTTTCAATTAGAGATCCTAAACCAAGATCAAAAGTGTTTGTTTGTTTTTGATTATACAATACATTTTGTATAGGTGCAGAACCTCCTCCTGCCATCTCATCTTCTAATCCTTGTTCATCTATAAGTTGTTTTTGTCTATTTATAAGTTGAGATAAATTACCACCACCTAGAAATTTTCTAACTACAGGCAATCTAACTAATCCACCTACATTACCACCTGTTGCACCAATAGCAAATTTACTAGCATTTTTTGCTAAAGTAGGAAGTCCAAATCCATCTTTAGTACCACCACCGCCTAATCCATATAGTTGTAGTCCAGTAAGACCAGCACCAAGTAACTGACCAAACCTAGATCCTGCTGGACCAGTAGTGGTTTGTGTTGTATCAGGTTTTCTTAAAAATGGATTACCATAAACAAAACTAGAGTATTGAGCAAGAGCTTGTTTAGGAAATTCTTTTTCTTCTAAAAAGTCAGAAAAATCTTTATCTAATAATTTTTGATCTTCTACTCTTTCAGCCTGACCTAATCTTTCTAAAATACCAGCCTCAGTTACACCTACATTAAATTCATCTAAACCAAATTTTTGTAAATCAGCAGCCCTTTGTCTACCAAGCTCACCTGCTAAAGTAAACTGTCTTAATGCATCTTCATAAGCTTTTTGTGATCCTCTAGTCTGTATGTTTCCAAGACGTTCAGCCTGTGCGTCACCTAATAATGCAGCTTGTACACCAGCACGACTACCAAGACCAGACAATCCTCCAGCATCTATTGCTTGTTTTTCAAATGTTGGTAATATTCTCTGTTCAAAGTCCTCCATAGATTTTTGTTTATCAAGATCAACCACTGCTTGTTGGTAAGGACTCATAAATTTTTGAGCAGTCTCTGCTGTAAACTCAGTAGGTAATCCTCTTACTATTTCTTCAGCTTCTTTTCTTCTAGGATCTTGTATACCAACTAAACCTTTTTGTCTTTCAATAGCATCAAGTTCTAATTGATCACGAGGAGCAATAGTTTCTCCTGTATATGGTAAATAGGGATCTTTAATATCTTGAGCATATTGCTCTTGAGCTTCTTTTAAGACCTCTTTTACATAAGGTGCAATCTCTTCAGGTAACTTTGAGACTGTTCTTACAGTTGATGTAGGGCTTGTTTTAGTTCTACCAAATATTGCATCTAACATATTACTATCCTATCGCTGATCTTAATGAAGCTAATCCATTTATTTGCTCTGGTTGTTTAGTTGTACCAAAAGCTTTTTGTCTAATTTCTTTTACTACTTTATCCATTACATCTGCACCTGCATCTGCACTACCATTACCAAGAGCAGACATTGTATGTGCATCTACAATATATTCATCAGGACTTACAGCAAGAGTTGCTACCTTATTACCTTTTTCAACTATAGGCATTTGTACATTATCTTGCATACCATGTCCTTCACCGGGAACAGATCCACTACCAAAACTTATAGTCATTCCTTCTGTACCAGCCTTTGCTTGCATAGTAGGTTGTTGTTGCATACGCATCATAGCAAGTGTATCTAAAGAAGATCCAGAATCTAAAGCTCTTTTAACATTTTCTACACCAGCTATTCTATTTGGATCAGATGGCATAACACTCATAGATCTTTGACTTGGATCTTGTTGTAGCATTGGCATAGTTTGCTGCATACTACGAGTAACATCTTCTTGTGTTATAGGTTTGATAGCTTGTGATGTTTTTTCAAATTGTTCTGTTGTAACTCCTGCTCTTTTTAACAGGTTATCCATTGCAACAACACCAGCGGTATCTAGAATATCTTTAGGTATTGCCATCTGATCCACCTTTAAAATTATTATTCATCATACTATTATAATTTAGTTTCTTCATTTTCACAAATTCTTGTTTTTGATCAAGTCTATATCTATTAGGATCAATAGCTTGTCCAGTATTCATATTACCTAATAGAGTACTGTTATTAATAAAATTTATATAATCTGTTAATTTAGACATTAGTTTAAATTCTGCCATGAAGTTTCTGTACCAAGACTAACATATCCTTTAAATTTACCTGAACTTACAGAGTATGCTATGTCACCTTTTTGTGGCCTACCTATTTGAGTTACTGTTGTTACAGTAAACACAGTAGATGCTGCCGCATTATCTATATCTAAATCTCTTGCATCTAACTCTTGAACTAAAACATCTCCCCATGTTCTTACTTGGTTATACATATCCACCAAGTCTTCATTTGTTAGTGCAAAAGGTAAAATAGGATATGTTGCCATTATCTTTCACCATCACCTTGTAGTGCTATTCTTACTGATCCCCATCTCCAACTAGCATTATTTGATCCACAAGATACCCTAATTTTAGCTTGCCTTCCTCTAGCTCTTATATTAATTTTTTCTGTATTATCAAATATATTAAATTCTTTTTCTGTTTCTTCTGTACTTTCAGGATATTTCTTTGTTATAATTTTAAATTTAATTTGACCTCCTGATAAATCATAGTCAGGTACAATCTTATTCATAAACATAACTTGATTACCATCATTAATGTCAAAGTCACCAGACTCTACAAAAGATGTTAATGTTTCTCCACTACCTGTAAATACAGAGGGTGGTTCATTATTATAAATATTATTACCAGCTACACTTACACCAGTTGTTATTGTATTTCCAAATACAGAACGATCAGTGAACGTAGTAAAAATCATATCACCATATACCCAATATTTTTCTTCTGGATTATAGATAACATATTTATTACACTCTGTATTACCATTAGAAACATACAACCAAATAATTTCTCTAAACTCAGAATTAATACCACAATAAACTTTATCATAGTAAGATGTATTAAGATCATCAAATATAAATCTACGTACTGTGCAATCTAAAATTTGCACTGCACCAGCATGAACATAAAAATTATCATAACCCATCCAATATGTAGTACCATTATAATCTATAGCTGCATGTTGTCCTATTAATCCACAATTAGTTCCTACTTGTTGAAACTTAAATACAAAGTTACCACCAACAAACTGCATAAGCCAAAGAGCATTATCTGTCCAAATATTAATAGCATTTCTTGCACGAACAGCACCAACTATTCTAGTTCCATCTGTTAATACAACCTCACCAGCATCTGTAGCAGCAGTTGGATTCCATTCATTTCTATCATCTTGATCAGACCAACGAACAAGCATAGGATCAAATGCACCACTAACTGTAGCAGTAGCTTCAAATCTATTTGTACCAAGACATATAAGATGTCTATCATTAGGTGATACAATAATAGAGTTTGTACTTACAGGTGATGTTGTAACAGACGTTGCTCTTGTTGGTTCTGTACTTGCATCAGAATCATAATAAAATAATCCACCACCTTTTCTATTAGCTACAACATCATCACCCCAATTATCAAAACTCCATTGTGATATATCTAAAAATAAACCACTAGCACTAGCTGATGCAGGTTGATTCCATGCTCTTGTTTGTGAAGCACATACTGTAGCTTGATACTTAGCAGCACTATAACCTAAACCTGCGGCTGCAACAGAGTTACCTGTTGGTATATAATAATTAAATGTTGCACTTCCTACATCACTACCAGTTGCATTAGCGGCATTAGTTACAGTAATCGCAAAAACATTTGCACTTTCAATAGATACAATTTCATAAGTATTACCTTGCAAACTTACATTATTAAATGCTGCTGAAGATGTAAATAAAACATAATCTCCAACTGCTCTACCATGCCCTGCATCAGAACAACAAACTCTAGTAGAACCTGAACTTGTACCAAAACAGTTTGTTAATGTAGCTTTTTCTGTTATTGGTGTTACATCATATAACTCATCACCCTCATGAATATAAAGTTTTTCAGGTGTACCAAATATTGCAGTAGAAATATTATCAGCAGGTTTCCATGCTAGTAATGCTCTAGCTGATCCATCAAATGTTGCACCCTCTGCTCTTGTTTCATAGCCTCGCATATTTTCAGGTTTACCTTCACGAAACCTAACACGATTTCCATCAAACCATTTACCCTCTTCTGCATATTGGGTAGATTCTCTATGAAAACCCGGAGCTAGTTTAAATGTTTTTAACTCTGCCATATTAAATCTTAATAATATAGTTTAGAATAATTGTTGGTTGTACGTTATTATGTGCTGATCCACTACCAGTAGTGCTAATAATATTATTAGTATCTCCTGTGGTTGTCTGATAACCGGGAAATGAATCTTCTCTATCAGTTTGTTCAGTAACAAGACTAAATCTAGTATTAGTAAGACCGGGGTCAGAATTATAAAATTTAGTAGCACCATGAGTATGTGTAGCAAGTTGAGCAGTAGTTAGAACATGTGTCTCAGCACCACCAGTTGCAGCAAGTGTGTCACCATCAACACCACCTGTTAGTCCTGTTAATCTATCAGCACTTGATCCACCCATATCATCTTGACCAGCAACAACACGACCACGTAAATCAGGAAGATTAAAAGTAGATGATTCATCACCTGCACCATAAGTTGTGCTTATAACACCAAATAATGCAGAGTATGTAGAACGACTTACTGCTTGACCAGAACATAGTAAAAATCCAGTAGGAGCAGAAGAACCGCCAAAAGGTACAATCGCACCAGTAGGCATAGCAACAATACCAGTTAAATTAGAACCATCACCATGAAAAGCAGAGGCACAAACTTTAGCATTTGCTGCTTGTACATTAGCACCTGCTATTGTAACTGTACCACTAAAAGTAGATCCTCCACTTACTGCAAAATTACCACCTACTGCCATATCACTATTAGTAGATACCTGACCTTTAAATGTACCATTTCCTTCTACAGTTACAGTAGATTCAAATGTAGCTGCACCAGTTACAGTTAAAGAACTAAACTCTGTTGGAGCAACATTAAAAACACTTGTTCCATTAGTAATTACAAATTGATTTTCTGTTGGTCTTATTGTAACACCAGTATTACCAGCTACTTTTAATATAACATCTGCACCAGCAGAAGCATAAGATACAGAGTTACGTACTACATAACTTTTAGAATTATTAGGTATAAGAACATTAATTGTACTATGTGATCCACCAACACTTCCTTTAATTTCAAGAAATGCAGAACGAGCTTGATCACCACTACCTTGATTTTCTGTTAATGTAACAGTAGCTGTTGTTCCTACTGATATAGTTGTATAACCAGCAACTGCATCATCAACAAGACTTATAACACCATTATTAAGAACTTGTCCCCAACTATTAGGGTTGTCTCCATCACCTTGTTTATTAAGTCTTAGGTTAGTGGTAAAAGTACTAGACATTTTGTTATCCTTTTATTATTATGAATCTCTTTCTGACCTATTTTTATAATCTGAACGTCCTGTTACCAACGTAATAAAATCTGATTTATTAGATGGTATTGGGTCAGAAAAACTTGCATCATTCATTAATTTAACTGTCCACTCACTTTGAAAACGTGAGTAACAGTTTTCAATTTTTTGTTCTACTGCATCTTTAATCCAATCTTCTGGACTAAGTAAATCATTTTTTAAAATCTTTTCATTTTCATCAGATACTGTGATGTTTAGTGTAATAGCCATAATATTTTCCTTTATCCTAAAAGCTCACCAGCAAATCTAGTAATTGAAGCTGTTTTAATATCTACCGTTTTATCTGTGCTACCTACAAACACTGCAATTCTAGCTGTATCTGTAGAATCCATGTCTGCAATTACTGTAGCATGAGCATGGAGATTTGTTCCAACATTTGCATAGTTTCTAGGATTATAAAAGAAATCATAATTCCTATTAGATGTTGTAAATCTTAATATACCAGAATTATGATTGGCAGTGAAACCATCCATAAATATTGCACAGTGTAAAAGATACCTACCAGTTACAGGTGCAGTAAATATTCCATTAGCAAAGTCACTATTCTTATCATAAATTTCTGTAAAAGAAGCACCCAAACTAGGCTCAATACTAAACGTAGTTCCATCACCTGTTTTATTATCAAGATCAGCGGCCAATACTGCTGAGAAAGCTGAGTTAAGAGGTTTTAAAATATGACCACTTGCATCAATACTTTGAACTTCTGAACCATCAATTTCAAAATTTATTTTACTTGAACCTGCTGCATTGTTAGGATCTGCCCGAACTGTAACTTTACCAGAAGCATCACTAAAAATTTGAGCATAGATAGTTGAACCACCATCACTATCTTCAAGTCTGATAACAGGATTTGATGACTTTATATGAAGGTCATTGCTAGGATCTACACCAATACCAACTTGACCTCCTACAGATACATCACTTTGTAAATGAGTAGCTCCTGCTACTGTAACTGTTCCACCTACAATCAATGCACCTGATACAGATACGTCATCTTCAAATTCAGATTTACCTGTAGCTAAGAACGTGCCACCTATAGATGTATTACCAGCTATATTAACTGCACCACTTACAGAAACAGCATCTTTAAATATAGCTGCACCAGCAACTGTAACAGTACTGTTAAGTTGAGAAGCACCACCTACAATTAATACTCCACTTACAGATACGTCATCTTCAAACTCTGCTTTGCCTGTAGCTAAGAATGTGCCACCTACAGACGTATTTCCTGTAATGTCTAGAGTAGAACCAAGACTTGTAGCTCCAGCTATTGTTACTGTAGATCCAAAGTTAGAAGCTCCTCCTACACTTAAAGTAGAAGCAAGTGAAACTGCACCACCTATTGTTGTTGTTCCACCTATATTAACATTACCACTTACTGAAACATTACCATCAAATGTAATATTACCTGTAGTAAATAATGTACCACCTACAGAAACATTACCTGCTACATCTATATTTCCAGAAACTGATACACTGTCTTCAAATATAGCTGCCCCTGCTACAGTTACAGTAGATCCTAAATGTGTTGCACCTCCTACACTTAATGTAGAAGCAAGACTAACTGCACCTGCAACTGTTACTGTATCACCAAAATTAGTAGCACCTCCTACACTTAATGTAGAAGCAAGACTAACTGCACCTGCAATAGTAGTAGTGCCTCCTATATTAACATTACCTGATACTGATACAGAATCTTTAAAAGTAGCTGCTCCTACTACTGTAACAGTGCTTGCAAAGTTAGTTGCTCCACCTACACTAAGAGTAGATGCAAGACTTACTGCACCAGCTACTGTTACCGTTCCTCCAATATTAACATTTCCACTTACTGAAACATCGTCTTCAAATTCAGCTTTGCCTGTAGTAATTAATGTTCCACCTACAGAAGTGTTACCAGTAATATCTAAAGTGCTTCCCAAACTCGTAGCACCAGCTATTGTAACAGTACTTGCAAAATTAGTAGCACCTGCTACACTAAGAGTGGATGCAAGACTCACTGCCCCTGCTATGGTAGTAGTACCACCTATATTAACATTACCACTAACAGATACATCATCATCAAAAGTAGCAGCACCAGTTGCTATAAATGTACCACCTATAGATGTATTACCACCTACATCTAAAGTGCTTCCTACTGATAATGCAGCAGACACTGCTAAACTACCACCAATTCTACCATCTGTAATAATAGAAGCAGCTATACCTGTAAGATTAGAACCATCTCCATGATATGCTGACGCACAAACTCTAGCGTTAGTAGCTTGAATATTTGTACCTGCAATAGTAACTGTGCCACCTACATTAAGATCACCACTTACAGAAACATCTCCACTAAATCCTGCATTACCTGTGCCTCTAAATGTGCCACCAACTGAAGCAGAGGTAGCTACATCTAATCTACCACTTACAGAAACATCATTATCAAATGTAGCTTTAGATGTAAATGTACTTGCACCTGCTACATTAAATGTACCACTAACAGATACATTATTATTAAATATAGCTGCACCTTCTACGGTTACTGTGCTACCAAAGTTAGCTGCTCCTGATACAGATACATCATCTTTAAATACAGCTTTACCTTCTACAGTTACAGTAGAACCAAAGTTTGCTGCACCACCCACAGTAACAGTTGATTTTAAATGTGTAGCTCCTACTATAGTTGCGGTACTAGATACTTGCAATGTACCACCTACTACTGCATTACTAACTGATATATTACCTGCTATTACAGCAGTAACACCTGTTATATTTGAACCATCACCATAAAATGCAGAGGCACATACTCTATTATCTACATGAAGATTATTATCAAGAGAAACAGAACCAGCAACTCCTAAAGCACCACTAACTTGCACAGCATTAGTTGCAACTTTAAGTGCTGTATTAGTACCATCTCCTGTTTGTATAGGTTTAAGAGATGTGCTCACACCTTCATTACTAACAGCAGAACTTACAAGTATAAGCTGTTTATAAGTATTTGAAATAAGTCTTCCTGTTAAATCTGTCATATTAATTGCCAATACTGTTCTGTTGAATCATATGTACTTGCTGCTTGATCCCATGTTAAATTTCTTCCTGTATCATCTGGTCTTGGATTTAGTATAGAAGGATTATCCCTAACATCAGGTACTTTATTTTGTGGATGATTTTTTAAATCGTATTGTCCTTCATAGTCTTCTGGACATACTAACATACCATAGCTATTCAATCTCATTTGACGATGTGGATAAACAAACCCACAAATGTCACACATAGCTAAAGCATTTTTAGTACTTGCCATTAAATATATCCTAACTTTGGAACTACATACATAGAAGCTCTCTGTCTATCTTCCTGCATAGCTCTTGCAAGAAGTTCTTCATAATTAAGTTTTAAAAATTGTATTCTATCTGCTGGAACTAATGGTCTTTTTATAGACATATAATAAGCTAAACCCATTGTTAAACATGGTAAAAATCTTTTAGGTACATCAGCATTTTGTATTGCTGATTTATTTACATCTTGTAATTCTTTTACTAATTCTAATTTAAGAACATCAGTTGAATTATCTGGTAGAGGCCACACACGTAAAACAGGATTGTCTCTTTCTCTACGAATAGAGTATTGATTAGGTCTACCTGTTTGTGTTTTATTTGGTATAAGTAAATATTCTTCTGAGCTAATTCTTTCTAATTGTAAATCTGTATCATCTCTATTAATAACAACCTCAAGAGCATCTACAGTAGAACTATCTAATGAATATGTAGCAGTGCTTGCTGTCACAGTTAAAGAAGAAACAGATGTACTCCAAAGCATTACACCACGATTCTGCCAATCTTTAAGCATAAGATTAATAGAACGTCTAGCAGATGCTGGCTCATTACCAAGCGTACTTTCACCACCAATCATCTCTGTAGCTTCTTGAATAACTTCATCTATATCTAGATTAAAGTTATATGTTCCTGACACTGCCATTATTTTTTAGTCCTTCTTCTTACGGCTTTCTTTCGCTTCTTGAAAGTCCTGACCATTGTGGGCTTGCCTTTTACTCCTTGTGCTTTCGCTCTCTTCCTTGCAACAGCACTCTTGATCTGACCTTTGGTCATGCGTTTCGCAGTAGCTCTTGGTACGCATTTTGGATACTTCCTTTTGCTAGTTTTAGTAGACTTACGACCACAGGCTTGGAACTTGCCCTTTTTCTTTGGAGCACCAATATCAACCCAATCACCCTTTGGGCCTTTTCCAAACCAGTCTTTTAGGCTCATGCGTAACCACCACCACGTTTCTTATAGGTTCTAACTAGCCAAGCATTTGCATATGCTGAAGGGTATACCTTGAACTTACGTTTAGCCTCTGACTTTACTCTTGCATAGAGACTAGGGTTAGTTGGTCTAGGTGATCCTTTTTTTCTTTTTGTTTTTGGCTTTGCTCTTTTGATTGCCATCTTTTAATACCTTCTTTGCTCGTTTAGCTATTTTTACAACTTCATTCTTACCCATTACTTTTGCACGTTGTTCCATAACTGTAAGTATTTGTATTTTACGTGCATAAGGTTTCTTAACTCGTTTAACTTTAGCTACAGTAGCTCTTGCGTCTGCTGGAGTAGCAAACTTTATACTGACTGTATCTTTTGGATTTTCATCAGTATAAAGTCTACGTCCAGAGCCTTTAGGTTTTTTACCTGTTCCTACTTTTGGATCTTTTCTTTTTACCATTACCTAAAACTTTCTTTAATGTTTTAGCTTGTCCTGCATGTAGTTTAGAGGCTTTTTTTAAACCTTTAATAACCTTTTTAACTTTAGCTCTATTTCCTGTTTTCATAATTAACGCCTAGCTCGTCCACCGCCACGCCTACGAACTGCTCCACCACGACTACGTGTTTTAGTCATCATACGACCACCTCCTTTACGAGTACGTGTCTTGCTCATCATGCGGCCACCACCCATACGTCTAATTTTGCTTCTTCCTTTTGCCATTGGATTTCTCCTCCTTTGCATATAAGTTATTAAAAGTAATATTAGGATTCATATAACTATCATCTATTTCTGCTGAATGAATATACTGACTAGGTACAAAATCTGGTGCTCCTTCTCCAGTCTCCCATAAAGCAGGGTTTGTTACTCTCACTCTATTATTAGGTAATGCTACAATATTACCTGTAAATTCACCAGCATCTATCAACTCTAACACATGTGATTGTTTATGTTGTGCTGGATCATCAGATATATGACTATCAGTATAATCAACTGTAAACATATATCTACCTGTATAAAACTCTCCATTTATTTTACAAAGCCAAGGACTAGAAGATGTTCTATCCATAACTATTACACTGTGATTTCTAGCAGAACAATCCCAAGGTTGTACAAAATGTGTTGGCATTTGATTAGGCCATTCTTCTAATGGTGTATCAGCTACTAAAGCATTAATTGGCATCCTAGCCCACATTGCTCCACCAGATGTATTTTCTTTTTCATCACAACCTGTAAATACAATTTGAAAACTTAATGATCTGTCTGGTATTGTATTTACGGCTATTGCCATTGCATGTAAATATTCTCCGTGATATTGTTCATGATTATATGTAAACTCTTTACGCACCCAACATTTAAAATGAGGGATGTTTGATATTAAGTAGGACATTTTAGTTTAGCATCTCCATCTTCTTCTTGCTTGTCTCAAGCGGCTATTAGGATTCTTAGCTGCTTTTGGAAACTTCTTCATTTGCCCTGCTGACCTTGCACAGAAAGACTTACGCCTTGCTGCTCTTTTTGCTGTTCTAGGTTTTGATTCTGTTACGGCTGTCTTTAATTTAGAACCGGGATTCTTACGTCTATATGCGGCTACACCTTTAGCAGTCATACCTGCACCAGTTTTAGTAGGACGTTTATGACCACCTCCTATGGTCAATCCTTTCATACCTGTCCCTTTTCTTTTTCGTTTACGTACAGCCACTATATTGCCCTTGGTTGATAGTTATATGGATTACGTTCTATTACAGATCCACCTCGTTTTCTATTTTCTTCCTCTCTGCTTAAAGGTTTAGATGCTCTAAGTGGGGCTGCAAGCCCTACTTCTTTTAAAAGTCTAGAATAATCTGGATTACTAGGTTCTATTTTTGCAACAACTTGCATTGTATAAAATTGTGCTTTAGTCATTCCTTGTGGAGTTTTAAGTTTCGTATCTATTAGTTTTGGATATTTTTTTAACAAATCTTTTTCAACTTTTTCTGCTCTAATCTTTTTAGCTTTTCGTAAAGCTTTTTCAGTTTTAGCAAGTCTTTTTGGAACACGCTTAATACCATCTTTTTTCTTTAAAAAATCTATTGGTATAGGTGTAGAAACACTTATCATTCTATCTGCAAGTGGAGCTTTTAAAGAAAGTCTTGTATTTGTTAAAGGAATTTTAGCATTAAATAAATCATTTTCATCATTTACAAAAGAAACACCAGTACCATCTTTTTTTATAGCAGATATGTAATTAACTCCACCAAGTTCTAATGCATCCGATTTAATAGATTCCTCTACAATAGCTGGTTTACCTTTTAATACTTCTTTAGGATTTCTAACTCTAACATTATTTTTTTGTAATGCTTCTAAAAAATTTTCATTAGATTTTTTACCTGTAAATTTTTTTCCTTTAAATACATCATCTTTTAAATTAGTTGCACTACTTCCTCCAAATATTTTTTTCTTAAAAACAGCGTTGTCTAAATTACCAGCAGCTTGTGTATTAGTTCTACGAACAGTCATTCGATAATTTTTGTTTGGATTTACATTTTGAATTTTTTTAATTTCATTAAATACATCATTAAAATCTTTTTTACTCAATCCTGTAGTTTCACCACCTACTTCTTTTAAAATTTTTATATATTCATCAGGATTTAAATTACCAAAACCTACCTCATCTATACCTTCAATTCCTCTACGAAATTTAGAACGATCACCATATTGATCTCCAAAAAGAGTACTTTGTCTTCCTTGTCCTGTGCTTATTTTACCGGGTGATGGAGCTTTCTCTTCTAACTTTTCTAGTTTAATTTTTTTACCTAATTTTGTTTTAGCTAGTTTTGATTTAGCTAGTTTTGATAATAATGTATCTTTTTTTACACCTTTATTTTCTAATAATTCTTTTAAATTTTTTTGAGCAACTTTTTGATCAGCAACTGATATACCTTCTTCTTTAGATAATGCTCTTGCTTTTGGAGAATATCTAGCTTCTATAATATTAGCTAATCCTTTTGTGCCACCTTCTACTATGCCATATCCTTTTGCTACTGGATTACCACTATAAAAGTATCTAAGATAATTAGGTATTTGTGGCAAAGCTTGACCTGCTGCTGCTTTTAAACCAGCTTTAGTTACACCACCAGAAGGTACAAAAGGTAATAAACCAGCTAGAGCTAAACCTATATTTACTGCACTAGGATCTTCTTTAATAGCTATAGCATCAGCTATTCCACCAGCAATATCTCCAACAATAGGAATTGGTGCTGTTAAAAGAGCAATCTTATCTTGAGTAGGCATTTTATCATAAATATCTTCAAGTGTTTCTGAAAGACTTGAGCTTCTATCAACATCAGCAGGTAACGGCTGAATATCTCTTTCAACTGCTTTCATTCTACTTGATATATTTTCTTTACTATCTATCACATTATACCTTTACATAAGTATTTTTAAATTTCTTTACTAAAAATTCACACACATCAGCCCAATACTTTTTCCATTCTTTTGTACACTCTTTACAATTACAATTCATTTTAAAATTATAATCTCTTTTATGAGGTCTAAGTCCACTATAATCTATTTTAGAACTATCTACTTTATAAGCCATTATATAAGTTTATTTGAATAAGTAGCATTACCAAAACCTTTTACAGCTTGACCTACACCACGAACTTTACCTCCCATATTACGTTTTACTCTACCACCTGCTTTATACTCTTCTGGTTCTTCAAAAGCAGAATCACTGGTATCAAAAGTTACATTACCAAAAGGTGTTTTAACTAGACGTTTTTTACCTTCTAGTCCTTCTTTTCCTCTTAGTCCTACAGCACCTTTTACCATTTCACCAAAAGACATTGCTTTATCTTTTTTAGATTTTACATCAAAAGGATCTGAAGAAGATTGATTTGACGGTTTTGTTCCTGTTGGCATATCTGGTTTATAACTTTGAATTTTAGGTTTTCTTTTAGGAACAGGAGGTTTTCTTTTAGGAGCAGGAGGGGCTGCTTGTGCTTCTTTTTTCTTATCTCTTGCAGCAAAATATGCACCTCCAGCAACTAGAGGAGTTCCAAATAATATAGCTTTTTGAACTTTACTCATTCCAGTTGTAGCAGCATTTTGACTTTTATTTACTTTTTTTTGTGAAGTTTTTTTAATTTTAGATGCTGGTGGTTTCTTAGTTGTTGAAGTTTTTTTAACTTTAGGTGAAGTTTTATTTAATGCTCTTTTTGCTTTTTCTATCTGTCCAGCATCTTGACTTTTATCTACTTTTTTTTGTGGAGTTTTTTTAACTTTAGGTGGAGTTTTATTTTTAGCTCTATTCAGTGCAGAAAGTGATTGTTTATTTTTTGTTTTTGCTTTTTGTATAGCTTTTGCACCAGCTCCTTTTTGACTTCTTAGAGCTTTTAAAAGACCCTTACCAGCTACACCTAAACCTTTACTAATAGCAGCACCACCAACACCACCAACAACACTACTAGCAACTAACATACCAAATCGTTTTTCAAATGTTCTACGTGAGTCTCGATCTAATTTTGCAGTAGTATCTGCACCAATTTTTTGAGCTTCTGCTCTACTTTTACCTTCATTTAAAGCCTTAGTAGTAGCTCTTAGTCCTGCTTGAACAGCTCTCTTTTCTGCTGGTGTCCCTGTAAGACTACGTAAAGTTTGCCTTGTTTGATCTCTACTCATAATTAATTCTCTACTTTAAAAGATTTACCTTGAGTGTAGTCTTCATCCACAACTACATCTTGAGGTGGTCCTTTTACATCTGGACCTTTACGTGCAGCACCATAGCCTTGTCCAGTAGGTCTACCTACAATATCATCTAAATCATATGGACGTTTAATTAGTGTATGAGGTCCAATCATTTCTTTCTCCTCTTTTTCTTTCGTTTCTTTTTAGGTGGTTTAGTCACCTGTTGTTTAATACTTGATCTACTAATCATCATACATCATAGATACAATTTGACCACCAGTCATAGCAGAAACTATTCTACCACCCTTTTTTGCATATCCCATTTTATTAACTGTGTCTGGACTTTCTTTTTTTAAAGCTGCTAGTCCCGGTTGTGTTTCAGGATCAATAGGTTTTAAAGCTCCACCAGCTTGACGTTTTTTTATTAGTTTTGACATTACAACTCTCCTACGATGCTGTTGGTTGTATTGTATCTGGGCCACCAGCAGGTGATCCTGCAACAGCCATATCATCTTGTCTTGTTCTTCTAGCTTGATTACGTAATGCTTGAATTTGTATTACATACTGTGCTTCCCAAAACTGTAAATTATTCCAATCTTTATTAAACATTGTAGCTTCCATTAATGAAGCATAAAATAAAGCATTATAACAATATTCACTAAAATAATTAGTTGTTGTTACACTTGTTCCTGTAGCAGATGCTAGAGGTAATGGTTGAGATTGTGTTTGTATTTCTGTTGTAATAACAGATGATGGAGTTGGAACTATTTTTAATGTAAGATTATCTTTTCTAGAATAATATCGTGGTGTGCCAGTGGAAGCACTAACAGGCCAATAGTCCTTGACATATTCAAAAGTACGTGGTAATAAATTAGTAACAGTAGTTCCAGTGCTAACTATATAGTTTACATTACGAACTATACGTACACGATCATTAAGAGTTACTGCACCAGCATTACCAGCAGATACAGAAACATTTGTAAATTCATCTAATCCAAAATCATCAAGATCTTTTACAAGACGAAACTCTGCTCGTTGTATAAAACCAGTAATAGCACTGGTGAACTCAGTGCCATCATTTTCAGAAGTCTCTTGTATGTCTGATTTTAGTTGAGCAAAATTAGGCATGTTAACCTACATATAATGTAATAGTAGGAGCATTAACTCCTGATACAGAGACACTTACAATACCATGTATAGGAACACCCATATCACCTATGTACATATCATTTGAATCTGTAGCACCTACACGATAATGAATAGCATTACCTTTTGCTGTTTTATTTGTAATTTGTTTGCTACCTGATATTGCAATTTCACCTGCAACAGTAGAAAAAGTATGTATAGCAACAACACGATTAACTGTAGGTACAGGATTAGAACCAGTTCCATCACCACCTAATGTTACTGTTGGTGCATCTACAAATCTAAATCCTGTTATAATTGCACCGTCACTGCTTACGTTATGTGCTACTTTAATATTTGAAGCCATCTATATTCTCCATGTAATAAAGGAGGAGGTGACATAGTGCCACCCCCTCGCTCTTATTAAGAACCAGCACTTCCAAAGAAGCCACGCCAATCAGATACACCAAAGCTATATCGCTCTCGTGCCTTAAAGCGTAAGTTACCAGTATCAAAATCCGGCTCCATTTTTGTTTGAAGTGGAGAACGGACAAACATTTTTGTACCATTAGGCACATCAGTTTTAAAGAAGTACGAGTTTGTATCCGTAAATCTACGATTGATAAAGTAACCTTCTGGAATCATGCCCAAGTGACGAGTAGCGTTTATAGCATTCGTATTTGGGTTTGCACCAGCAGCACTCGTTTGAGTATTACCGGGGCTTGCCAAGATACGATCTGCAATCGCCCAAGTTTCAACAGGAACATGAAGTGAAATACAACTTGCACCTATAAGTATTCCACGATCATCTTTGATCTTTTGAATACTGGTAAGTGCTGTTTCAATAGTTGCTTCCGTAAGATCAGCCGCTGCAAGAAGGTTAGACTGATTACCATCAGAGATTGTGGGGTGTGCGGCAGAAAAGAACGCAGCACCATCACCAATGGTGTCAGAAAAACCGTTATTGAAAAGATTAGCAGCTTTCACTTGTTTGGTATTTGCCATTGCACGAGCAAGGCCACGAGCACGTAGTTTAGCAAAAGAATCATAAAGATTATCTTCCATTGCTTCTTCCGTGACTGCAAAAGCAAGAGCTACAGTCTCGTGTGTATAACGAGCCGTGAAGCTTTCTTGTGCATTGTCAAAACTGACAGTTGCACCTTCACCCTTTACAGGGGCAGTACCAAAACCAGTGAAGAGCACTTCCTCTTCAAAAGCACGATCTGAGTTTTCAGTTTCATAGAGAGGTGCGTGTTCATCGTTTACCTCTCCATACTCCATTCCGAATACAGCATTTAGACCCGGAAGGAGTTGTTTGCTAATACTAGCTCTATTAATAGCCATAATAAACCCTCCTTATTAAGCCGATGATGCCGTAGCAGTTACAAAACGATCACGGTGATGGTTCAACCAAACTTCAAGAATTGGTTTTGCATCATCGCTACCTTCATCTGGGAACTTAGCTCGTCCAATTGCACGAACAGCAGCAGCAGATTCAACACCAGATGCACCATCAAGGTAATAGCTGGATTGACCTGTTGTCGTGCTACCACTAGAAGCTGTTGAGCTAACGGTCACATTGTAGTTTTTAACAATTAGCAACTCAGCCGCAGAAACGGTAAGAGATGCTTGAATGTAATAAGTCTGATCAGGATCAGTTATTACAAAAAATTTAATGTCCGTGGCTGAAACCGTACCCGGCCAAAAACGTGAGAACTTTTGTTCTCCATTTTCAACATACTGACAACCCATGAAAACCCCTGAAGGTTTTAGAGTTGCAGCAATAAATGGTGATATAGTAGCAAAGTTAGCACCCGGTAAAACCACTGGATCACCAGTAAAGATTTTATTTGTGGGGCTACCTGTCATACCAGTTGAGGTAATCTCAATGGTATCTGTGACAGCTTCATTATTATAGTTACCACCTTTTTTACGAGCAGGAATGAAACCACGAAATGCTGCGGTACTAGACATGTTTCATTCTCCTTAATTAAATATAAAGACAGTCAGTCCTGAAAGGACGGTTGTCTGCCTTTGGTTGTAACAGAACGGCTAGTATTAGAAATAGGCATACGAGAATCAGAGCTTCGCATAAGTTGTGCATTAACTGCATCCATCATGTCATTAGCTTTGTTTTCGTAAAATTTCTGTCTAGCCTTTGCTTTTCCTGCTGGTATCTTAGCAAGAGCTAAGTCTCCACGACTTACTGTGCCTTGATACCTGCCACCCTCTTTCACGACAGAGGATAAAGCCATTTCAGGTACTTCTTCAGGATCAACAAAAACCCAACCTTCTTGTTGTTTTTTACCAACATTAATATAGTCGTCTTGACCTTGAAGGGAGACTCGTATCCAACGTAATGCCATTTGTTCTTGATCAAACCTCTGCTGTACAGCTTCAGGAATATCAAGAGCATTTGGCTCTTCAAAAGTCCATTCTTCTTCTCTCACTGAATTTTCTCTTTGACTTTTAGTCCGTGATTCATTTCGTGTCATATTTTCCTCCACGCTATCTTATATCTGTATATTCGCCATCAGCCTGAGTAACTTTCATTTTCTCAGCGGCATATTGTTCAAGTGGTATATTCCATCTATTAGCAAGTCTTACGTCTTCTTTTGAAAGTTTAACTTTTTTACTAGAGGTTGGAGATGAGCGTGAACTCCCCGATACCACTTGAGCAGGTTGCTTCGTGTTGTCCTGCACACGTTGCGAAGTTTGACCAAAAGCCGTTTCCAACCTCTTATCAATTTCTTCGTAAAATTCGTTACCATTAGGATCATATCCTTCATTCTTTAATTCTGCATCTAATGCTAATGCAGCAGCAGTCTTAATTGTATCTTTACCAAACCATTCATTTTCTTCAGCCCACTCTTGAGCTTTAGGATCTACAGTTTGAGCCTGTTGTTGCTGTTGAACTTGTGGTTGTACCTGTTCTTGTTCTTGTTGTTTAGCTTGTCTTTCAACTCTATTCTTCCAATTTTTTATAGCTTTTAATTCAGTCTTAGCTTCTAATAAAGCTTCTTGTGCAGCTAAAGATTTATCTTTATCTCCAGATTCAAAAGCTTCAAGATAAGACTGTCTAGCAAGTTCAACTGTTCTTTCTAAGTTTTGTTCATTAGTATTAATACTTGAGCTTGTAACTTGTACTAAATCATTAGACTTAGTTTTTAAACTATTTTGTAATTCCTCATTTTGTGCTAATAATTTTTCAATCTGTTCTTCACGTTCTTTACGTTGTCGTATAAGTTGTTTGATTCTTTTTTCAGCACCTTTAGTTTTAATACCTTCTAATTCTTTAGGTTCTTCTTTAACTTCTTCTTCTTCTTGAGGTGCAGCTTCTTCTTTTGGTTTTTCTTCTACAGCTTCAAGAACTTCTTCTTCTTCTTCACCTTCTACTTCAAATTCTATTTTATTTTCTTCTTCTTTAGATGGGACTTCTATTGTATCCCAACCTTCATTTTGATCACTCATTATTTTCTCCGTTAGTCACGATCTAAACGATTACGTTTTTTTTCTTTATACTATTATAACATATAAATACTAATCTCACAAATTAATCTGATCCTCTTGTTAAATTAAATGTAGGATCAAGATCTTTTGGATCAGGAACTCTCATACTAATTTGATCATCAAATAAAAGTATTAGACGAACACCTTTATAAAAAAGCTTTGTTCCAGTATGTTTTCCATAGCATACATAGTCTCCTACTTTACACCATGCTCCATTTGGAAACTTATCTTTTTCGCAATATGCTAGATCTCCTATTCCAATTACTTTACCAACTGTGGTAAGATATGACATGTCTTCCCTTGTAGAGTCAGGAATAAAAATACCACCTTTAGTTTTACTTTTTACTGAGGTTGGACGAACCAAGACATGATATCCCGGTAACTCAGGTAAAGGTGATGGATCAGGTTTTTCCTCTGGATCAGTAATCCATAAATCATTTTTTAATGCCCCACCCATTTGTACTTGTTGCATATTATTCGTCATCCTCCATATGTAGACGTTTTTTGTAAATTGAAGTTAAGTTATCTCTAGCCCATTGTATGCCAACAATAGAGCCAACAACTTGTCTGTAGTGTGAATAATCTTCAGCTATACCATTGCCAAGATTACTTTGAAGTTTATTTATTTCTTTATTAAACTCTAAAACTATTTCATCCCATATATCCATTATGGTTTAAGTGTTCCTTTCTCCTCACCTTTCCAAGAATAATCATCCCATTTATTAAGTGCTGAACGAATATTACGTCCACCAGTTACATCTTGAGCATATGCATCACCAAAACTTTTATCAGTTTCTTTAACATTCTCAGGATAGCCTTTACCTTTCTTCATCATTTCTTATCTCCATCATTTGTTGATTTGCTACTTTTAACATATTTTCAATAGCTGTTTGATCTATTTCTTTTTGATCTTCCATTTGTTTCTTTAACATCTCTGATATATATTTAGCTAAGTCTTTTCTTTTATCAAGATCTATTTTACTTTCTTCTATTTGTATTTTAGCTTGTAGCTCTGCTTCTTTAATTGCTTCTTTAGATTCTCTATTAAGTTGAGCTTGTTCTTCTTTAGTTTTACTTTGACCTGTAGCTTTTAACATATCTATAATTTGAGCAGTTTCTTTTATTTCAAGTTCTTTATTTTTAAGCTGTAATTCTGCTGCATCACTAGCTGTATCAGACTGTAACTTTTGTTTTTCAAGTTCTACTTTTGCTTGTTCAAGTGCTACAAGTTGTTGTTCTGGAGATTGAGCCATACCCATTGCTTGATTTGCACTGAGAACTTGTTGTGCAGCTTGAGCCATTACAACTTCTATTACAGAAGGATTCTGTGCTTGTTCTGGTGGAACTTGTTGCATCAACTGTTGTGTAACACCACTTACTTGCTCTTGATATTTCATAATAGAATGTTCTTGGATATTAGCTTGTAAGATTGGAGCAATACGTTCCATCACTGGATTAGCACCATTTTGAGGATCTTGTAGATATGCCATTTTTATTTGAATATGTGCATCATGATTCTGACCGGGAAATGCTGCAATAGGCACACCTTTAGTTGCTGCCATAATATCAGATACAGGATCAAGTTGTTGAGGCTCAATCTTTGGTGGAAGTATCTGATCTATGTTAGGCATATTAGCTGCATTTAATATTGTGCGATTAAGTGCTTCAAGATTAAACATTCCCGGTGGAGACTGTTGTGCCATCTGTAATGCCATATTAGCCATCATCATACGGTGAGCGTTAGATGGAATATTAGGATCAGATACAGGTAGAATATCTATACGACCATCGAAATCTTTTTTAAATACATTACGAGATTCATAAGGAATATCATAGGGATATTCTATTGGTAGATAATCAAAATCAATACGTGCTAATATTCTAAATTCATCTTTTTGTGTTTTATGTAATCTCTTATGTACCGCACTAAAGAATTTACTTGATGCTTCTAGTAGTGCCATAGTTGTCCCGACAGGTCCATAGGAGGCAGCATCAGAGATAACTTGCTCTGTGCTATCTGCAAACTTCTGACCAGCAGCAGTTACAAAATTCAACATCTGGAATAGAGTAGAGGAAGGCTCTTTGTAGGGGAGAGGAACAATAGCCTTTGATAAGTCTACACCAGTTGCTTCAACCTCCTTGAACTCACCGGGTGCTATAGGATCATTGTCACCAACCATCCTTACACCTTTAGCCTTAAATCCTCCCGGTAAATTAGCAAACTGTCCTGCATCTATTAGGGATCGCATTGCAGCAGTTGCTGACATGGTGAGATTACCAAGGAAATGTATAAGACCAAATCCGTAGAAACCAAAGCCGGGTACAAACCTATAGTGGACAAAATGATTTATTTTCTCCTTGTTTGTATCGTTCTCCTTATAGTTTCTACGAATACTTAGTACCTGTCGTGAATCTTTCTCAACAGTTACAATATATGGAAGAAGCTCATCCTCTTCTTCTATATCTAAATAACAATGTTGTTCTAATAGAACATATTGTGGATCATTATCAGAAGAAGGAGACAAACCAATAATAGTATCTATCTTCTCTCCAAAATTTGTAGTAGTTCCCATAGAAGGTTCTGGTAGATCAACATCTTCATAGACACCAGCCCTAATATCTCTTTGTATTTCTACAGGGCTACGATAAATTAAATGTGTGTATCTATCTGCATTACTAAGATCAGTAGCATAGTAAGATACATAAAACTGATCTATAGGTATAAACTCTGACTTAGGACGTTTAACTGTAGCATCGTAGTACATCTTTTTAAATGCAGAACCAATTAAAGGAAGATGGAACAACATTCTTTCAAACTCATCAAAGTACTCTGGCATCTGTTCAGTAAGTTGATAGTTCATAAAGTTCTGAACACGATTAGCTTGTAGTTCTTTTTCTGGAGTAGCTTGTCCTATAATCTGTGTCTTAACAGGACCGCTTGAAGGAAATAATTCAGTAGATGCTTTAGATTGAAACTTAACAGCAGATTCAATAAGAAGAGGATGTACTGCTGTACATGCACCTTCAAATGGTTCTGATCCTTGTTCTAGCTTTAATCCTAAAAGATCAAAGCCTCTTTCAAACATAGACTCCCACTCTTGTCTAGAATCTTTATCTGCTTCAAAGTTTTCAATAACAGTATTAGCTATATCAGCTAGATCTTCTTCATCTAACTCTTCTACTATATTACCAAACCATTCAGCAACAGAACCTTTAGCTTCCATCTCTGCATTTTCTGTGAAGTCTACAATAACACCACCATCATCTTCTACTTCAAAGGTAGCATTTAAATTATCTTCCATAGCAGCTTCAGGAACTACTTTTACATTTTCTTCTTGAGGTATCTGCTCAAGTGGATTTTGTTCTACAGCCATATTTTATTATTCCATTATTAATATTCTATTTCTTCAGGAAAAGCACTATCACGAGTATCCATAGTTAATGCTCCTCCAGTAATAGGATTATCTACTACTCTAAAACCACCCTCTAAATTTATTTTATTAAAAACTTCTTCAATAGCTTGTTTTGTAGATTTTCCTTCTTTTACTTTTTCTTCTACTTCTTCTTGTTGTTTTGTAGTTAAACTTTTAAAAGCTTCTCGTAAATCTATAGATGCTGTTGCATCACCTAAAATTGTTTTAGTAATTCCTTTTGCAAAAGGACTATCAAAAAAAGGTTGTTTTCTATCTAATAAATTTGTTCTTAAAGCACCACCGGGTAATTTAGAATCACCAATTAATATATCTCTTATTATACCTTGTGGTGTTAGAGATGTTAAGCCTGTATAAAAATCATAACTTAGTTTACCAAGATCCTTTATACCTTGACCTATTTGACCAAAGCCAGCTTGTAAACCTACAAGACCCGGTCCTCCATAAGAAAACATACCATCTCTATCAACATTAACTGTAACACCTTCTAGTCCTTCATCTCTTAATTGACTTTGTAATTGATCAGCTTGTATAGCATTAGATAAAGCTATTTCATTTTCTACTAAGTCAAAATATCCTGATTGTTGAAGTTCATTATAACCAAACTGATTATCTTTTTCATATCTATCTTCAAGAGATTCTTTTTGATCTTTTATATCTGATAGTACGTCCGATGATTTAAATAAATCAGCTTCTTTTTCTTCGTAATCTGGATCAACTCCTCCACCTGTTGATCTTTTAATTATAGGTGAATATTCTACATTTTTTTTATCATCTATAGGAGTAAAGTCTTCATAATCTATATCATAGTTATAAGCTAAATTACGTTCTTCATCACTAACTTTTTCACCAAGATAATCTTTAAATTTAATAAAATCTTTTCTAGCTTGTTCTTTAAAGTTTTCTAATCTTTTTTCTTCACTTGATGTTTCATCAGGACTAATTTGAGGTGCAGCATCCCCTTGACCTTCAACAGCCATCTCAAGTTGCTCACGTAATTTTTGAAGACTTGTTGCAGGAATACTTGTAACATCTGGTAAGTCATAATCAATAACACCGGGAATATATTCTCTTATCGGTCCCTCTTTAAATCTAGGAGCATCTCTATCAAAAGTAGATACTGCACTTTCATCATCGCCAAGACCAAATCTAGCAAAACTATATTTATTAAGAAGATCAGATATTAAAGAATCTTGACCATATTCTTTATAAAATGCTGCTGCTTCAGGTCCACCTACATTAAAATAATCTTCTTCAGTTAAGTAGTCTGGTCCTAACACTGGTAATAGTTTACGGAATCTTCGCATATCTACATTGCGATATCCCGGTAGTTTTCGTAGTGCCATAGAAATCCCCTAAATTTTACCTCTCTTATATTATATCATACTTTTTCTAGATTCGCAAATCATACATTCCAATAAGTTGCTCTTCTAGTTCTTTCACCATCTTCATATTCAGGATCGTCAGGATGTGTAAGATTCCATGAGTCTTTCATATAGTGTATAGCCATTGTTAAAGCATCTACCTGATCATCATGAGCAGCATTTGGAAACCTTATTAATTCTTCTACTAGATCATCTGCCCACTTCTTATTCATAGGTATCCATACTCTACCTGATTCCATCATAGGTGTAGATGCATATACTCTTGCAGTCTTATCTCTGTCTGGTGTATAATCTAAAACAGGTAGTCCAGCTCTACGCATATCTTGTATAAGTGATTGACCAGATGCTTTCTTTTCTATCATACAGACATCAGGCTTATGTTGGTTATACAGCTTCTGCGCCAGCCGCCTTAGTTCTGGATATTCAAACCTACCTTTAATATTACCAAGAAGTATCAAGTGTGGGGCATAGTCTTCATATCCTTGATCATCTTGATTATACATATAGAAGATACCCCACGTTTGTATTACACTATAATCAGCAGTGCTTGATGTAGAGAAAGCTGTATCATAAGTTTGTATTACAAAGTCACAGGTAGGTGGTTCATCATACTCCCAGTTTTTAAGCCATCGTTTTTTTATGAGGCCACCCTCTTCAGGTGTAGGATCTTGCATGTAAAGAGCGTTCCAATAACGAGAACCATTAGAAGCTTTAATTTCATTCTCATCTATTTTAAGTACGCTATCTGGTTTCCACTCTGGAAAATAACTAGATCCTATTGGAAGATCTAAAAGATCTGCTGCATCTTCATCTAACCATGCTGGTATCTTTACAACATCCCAAGGTATTGTTTCATAGTCAGACATATTTTCTTGTTGTTTTAAAAGCCAACCACAAAGATCATCATAATGATACCTTGTATTTATTATTACTATAGCTCCGTTAGGCATGATACGTGTTCTAAGTCCAGCAGGATACCATTCTTTTATAAATCTTCTACCTGCACTAGAGATAGCATCTTCTTCTGACATAGCATCATCTAAGATTGCTACATGTGCGCCTCGTCCAGCTATTTGTGAACGTACACCAGCAGCATAATACATTCCATTTTGGTTTGTCTTCCATTTACCTGCTGCTCTAACGTCACTTCGTAAAGACACACCACGAAATACCTTTTGAAACTCTTCTGTGTTTACTATATCACGAACTGATCTGCCAAAGTCACTAGCTAGTTGGTCACTATGTGAGATAGTTAGAAGTTCATGTTCAGGATTTCTACCTATATACCATGCAGGAAACAGTTTAGAGCAGACAACAGACTTAGAAGAACGTGGTGGTAGAAAAACCATCAGTCTTTTTATCTCTCCTGATTCTACTTGTTGTAGTTTATCAGAGATAACTTCTATGTGTTTACCCATCTTGAAGCCAGACACAAGACTAGGTGCTACTAATCTTACAAAAGACAAGAAGTCAGTATTACATTGTTGATTAACTTGCTGAGACAACAGCCCTTCAAGCTGTATATAAGACTCTATATAGTTATTATGTAGTTGTTCCATAGTAATATTCTTATTATTAATATTATAATTATAAAAAAAATATATCTTAGTAGTTAATTAGTAACTATTTAGTTACTCTATAGATATATTATACACTATTTATTATAAATCTACAATAGTAATATATAAAAAAATATACCTTAGTAGTTAAATAGTTACTAATTAGTACCGCACTGTGGTATTTTAGCAACAATGATAGATATCTTTTTTATTTTGATTATAAAGCCTTGTATTTTTGTTCTTAAATCAGGGTTCCTTTTTCTTGTCTTGTGTGCTGTG